TTAGGGTATGACCCATCTTTAGGTAATATAACAGAATCTAAAAGAAGAGAAGCACCTGGATATAGGGATTATATGGGGGAAACTTTAAATGAAGCTGAACCTGAAGAAGAAGATACTACAGAAGAACCTTCTGAAGATGAAAATACTGAAGGTGGTGATTTTGATTTTGGTGAAGCTGGATCTCCAGAGGGAGAAGAAGATACTACAGAAGAACCTGCTACAGAAGAAATGCCTAATGCTGAAGAAGAACCACAAGAAGATGAGTTTGGTACAGCTGATGAGTTTTCAGCCTCAGATGAATTAGGTGGAGATGAAGATGTAGAAGAAATTGATGTTACAGCCATTGTAGATAAATCTGAAGAAGCTAAAAATTTAGCACAAAAAGCGGTAACTGTTGGTGAAAAAAACACAGAATTTTTACAAACATTAACAGATAAATTAAACAACTTGGAGACTAGTTTATCTAAAATGGATACAATAGCTTCTAAATTATCTAAATTAGAACAGGATATTAAAACACCTGAAGAAAAATTAGAATTAAGGTCTTTAGACAGTTATCCTTTTAACATGAAATTAACAGATTATTGGGAAGAAAAAGCAAATAGTAATCCACACTATAAAGTTTCTTCTGGTAAAGAAAACATGGAAAAGGAATATGTTATAAACCCTGAAGATATTGACGATTATAACGAATCTGATATACAATCATCTTTTAAATCATAAGTAATTTATAGAAAAAATTAGGGGTCTTATTGACCCCTTTTTTGTTTTTAGCACTTTACTATTATCTATTATTACTTATATTTATAACATATAAAATTATTAATTATTAACTAAAAAAAACAAAAAAAAATGAGTGTACTCGATGCAATTGCAAAACAGTATGAGAACAACAAATCTGGTGGTAACACAGGTGGTAGTTCATCATATGAACAAGACTTCAGTAAGTATTTTGCTGTAAGACTTGAAGACGGTGTTGATAATGGAGAATCAACAATTAGAATAATGCCACCTAAAAAAAGTGTTCATCCTGTTATTAAACAAGGTGATACTCCTTTTGATGAGGGACATTGGCATTCTGTTAAAGTAGGTGGTAAATGGCGTAAAATTTACTGTAGAAAACATAATGATGGTGAACACTGTCCATTATGTGAAGTTTCTGATGAACTTTTTAAATCTTGGAAAGAAACAGGAAATAAATCAGACAAAGAATTGGCGACACAATATTCAGCTAAGAAATTTTATTTAGCTAGAATTATTGATAGAGACCATGAAGATGATGGGATTAAATTTTGGAGATTTCCTCACAATTACAAAGGTGAAGGTGCTTTAGATAAAATTATTCCTTTATTCACAAAAAGAGGGGACGTTACCGACCCAAGAGAAGGTAGAGATATCACTTTAATTTTAGGTAGAGATAATAAAGGTTATGCTAAAATAACTTCTATTATGGCAGAAGATGTTTCTGTTTTAACAGACCCTAAATCTAGTAAAGCTAAAGAATGGGTTGGTGATACAATGACTTGGAAAGAAATTTATAAATCACAACCTTTAGATTATGTACAACTAATTGCTGACGGTGAAACTCCTGTATGGGATAAAAACCTAGAGAAATTTGTTGCTAAAGGTGATGAGAATGAAGTTGAATCGTCTTTTAAACCAAGTCCTAAAAAAGAAACAAAATCATCAGTTCCAGTTGTTGAAGATGATTATGAAGATGAAGAACCGTTTTAAAAAATAAATTATGGCTAAAACTAGTATTAAGAAAAAATCGTTTTCGTTAGATTCTGTTAAGGACAGATTCTCTTCAAAAACAAAATATAAACCAGATAGATTTATTGACTTAGGTCCTGTCTTTCAGAGAGCTACAGGTGTACCTGGTCCAGCTATCGGACATCTTAATGTTTTTTTAGGTCATTCTGACACTGGTAAAACCACGGCACTCATTAAGAGTGCCATTTGGTGTCAGAAAAATGGTATTCTACCTGTGTTTATTATTACAGAAAAAAAATGGAATTTTACTCACGCTAAAATGATGGGTTTTGAGTGTGAGGAAGAATCACCTGGTGATTGGTCTGGGTTCTTTTTATTTAGAGATGATTTCGATTATATCGAACAAATCACAGACTATGTAAATGAAGTTCTAGACACACAAGAAAAAGAAAATTGGTCACATGAAGATGGAACACCAATGGATATTTGTTTCTTGTGGGACTCAGTGGGTTCAATTCCTTGTAAAATGACTTACGAAGGTAAAGGTGGTAAAATGCATAACGCATCTGTTTTAGCAGATAAAATTGGTATGGGTCTTAATGGTAGAATCACAGGTTCTAGAAAAGAAACTAACATACATACTAATACAATTGTGTTTGTAAACCAACCTTGGGTTGAACTACCAGACAATCCATTTGGACAACCTAAAATTAAGATGAAAGGTGGTGAAGCCATTTATTTGAATAGTACTTTAATTTTCTTGTTTGGTAACCAAAAAAATGCTGGAACACAAAAATTAAAAGCTACTAAAAACAGTAGAAGTATTAATTACGCTACTAGAAGTAAAATTTCTATTTTAAAAAACCATGTTAACGGAATTGGATATCAAGACGGTAAAGTTATTGTGACGCCACATGATTTTATTGACGACACTAAAGAAGCAGAAAACGATTATAAAGCAAGATATGCTGATTATTGGATTGATATGTTTATTAAAAGTGGTGTTGAAGAAGTGGATGAAAATAACCTTAATTTTGAGGTAGAAGAAAGTGAACTTACACTAGAAGATGAAGAAATTGATGGTTTAGTTTAATTAAAAAAAATGAGAATTAATTATAATAATTTAAAAGTACTCAATGAGCATTCTCTTTCACCATCAGGTGATCAAATGTCTTGTTATTGGATTATTCAAAATGGTGTTGAAAAAATACTGCACGGAGAAACAATTACTGAGATACATAAACAATTATTAATTGATTTAGCCGTCATTCAAGAATCTGAAGATGAGATTCATAGAAAAAATATTGTAGGACCTTTTAAATTTTCAGAAGATGGGTCTACGAACTCCTAAAGGAAAAACTAAAAAAACAAAAACACTTATTGTCGATGGTAACGTTCTTATGAAACGTTCATATAATGGAGCAAAGAACGTTTACCATAAAGACAAACACATTGGTGGTATATTTGCTTTTTATAGTACTTTACGTAAATTAATTGTTGAACATAAAATTGATAAAGTAGTAATCACTTGGGATGGTGAACGTAGTGGTACTTTACGTTTAGATTATTACCCAGAATATAAGGGTAATAGACCTAAATTTTTTGACCAAGAATATGAAATCCAAAAACTTAGAGTTAAACAATACTCTGAAGATCTTTTTATTAGACAATACGAACATGAAGATGTTGAATCAGATGATTTAATAGCTTTTTATTGTCAAAATAAATTAAGAAATGAGGAGGTTATGGTTTATACAAATGATAGAGACCTTTGTCAGTTAATAAACGAAGATGTTACCATTTTTTTAGGTGACAAAAAAATGGAAATAGGCATAGGTAACTACCAATGGTTTTTTGACCACCATTACCAAAACGCTGGTTTAATAAAAATACTAGAAGGGTGTAGTAGTGATAATATTAAAGGTATTGACGGTGTAACAGAAAATACTTTATTAACACATTTTCCACAATTAAAAGAACGTAAAGTTACTTTAGAAGAAATATTTGAACAAGGTAAATTAATTCAAGAAGAAAGAGGTAATAAACCCTTTAAAGTTATTGATAACATTATTAATGGTGTCTCAAAAGGGTCACATAGAGGACCTTTTTATGAAATAAATAAAAAAATAATAGATTTAAATTACCCCTTATTAACAGAAGAGGCTGGAGAATCTATTAAAAATTTAATACAATTACCATTAGACCCAGAAGGTAGAGAGTATAAAAATGTACTTAAAATGATGATAGAAGATGGTGTTATATACGCTATACCTGGTGGTGAAAATGGTTATTTAAATTTTATGGAACCATTTATTGTGTTAGCAAAAAAAGAAAAAACAAATTTTAAGAAAAATTAATTATTAATTACAAAAAAAAACAAAAATGAAAAAATGTGAATTTATTCTGTACATTAACAAAAACATTATCTGTCAAAGATATTTTAATGTTAGAAATTTTAACAAAGAAGTAATCAACTCAATCGATTTGTATTATTGTATAAATGATGCGGTTGAGTTAATTGAGAGTGATTTAAAAAGTAAATCTATTGATTACTCATGGAAATCTTTTAACCCTTATAAAGAACAACTTGAAGAAGAAATTGTGAAAGAAAATATTTTTGAAAATGAAGATGTTTTTGATTTTGAAATTAAGGTTGATGACAGGGTTGTTATAGCCAAACAATTTACTGGAAATATCTACCAACAAAGAGTTAGATATTCGGTTGATGTTAGAAAAATTATACCAGAAATAATAGCAAAAATAACAGAAACATTATCGCAAGAAAAATTAGATGTGGAATATGGTTCAATCAAATTAGCCTGATTATTTATAATTAAACTTATACAAATATGAGTGATAAAAAAGTTACATTAGGTTATTTAGGTTACAAGTTTCAAACAGAACTCATAAATCAAATTTTACATCCGGCTAATAAAAAATTTGGTGATAGAATTATAGAAATTTTACACGCAAATTATTTTGATAACGAATATTTTAGATTAATTGTAGCTACAATTAAAGACTATTTTGAGAGATTTGAAAAAATCCCAACATGGGACACATTAGAAACAATCTTAACAATTGAAATAAAAGATAAAATAACACAAGATTATTTATTTGAATTGATTAAACAAATTAGAGATTTAGATGTTACTGATTGGGAGTTTATACAAGAAAAATCTTTAAACTTTTGTAGACAACAAGAATTAAAAAAAGCTAATGATAAAATATCTAAAATCATTGATAATGGTGATTTTGAAAGATATGAAGAATGTGCTGAAATAATGAAAGATGCTTTATCTGTTGGTTCAGAAAAAGATGATGGTACGTCTATTACTGAAGGTTGGGATTCAGTTTTAGAAGAAGATTTTAGACATCCGATTCCTACGGGAATAAGTGGTATTGATGAATTAACCGACGGAGGTCTATCTAGGGGTGAATTAGGGGTTGTATTGGCACCTTATGGTGTTGGTAAAACCACTATTCTTACTAAAATAGCTAACACAGCATATAATGTGGGAGTGAATGTTTTACAAATTGTTTTTGAAGACATACCAGATGTTATTAAAAGAAAACATGCCGCTTGTTGGAGTGGCATAGAACTCAATCAACTATCAGAAGATAAAGAGAAAGTTATTGACGTTATAAAAGAAAAAACTGAAGGTAGAAAAAATGATTTAGTAATTAAAAAGTTTACATCAGAGGGTATTACCGTAAATCACATTAAATCTTATCTTAGACATTTAATTTCTACTGGTTTTAAACCCGATTTAATTGTTTTAGATTATATCGATTGTGTAGAGTCAACAAAAAGATATAATGATGAATGGTCTGGTGAGGGTAATGTGATGAGAGGTTTTGAATCTATGTTAGCCGAATATGGGATAGTTGGTTGGACGGCTGTACAAGGTAATAGAAGTTCAATATCTTCAGATGTTGTAACAGGTGACCAAATGGGTGGTTCAATCAAAAAGGCTCAAATAGGACATTTTATTATGTCAGTAGCTAGAACACTTTCACAAAAAGAAAGTAATAGAGCAACAATAGCGGTTTTAAAATCTAGGTTTGGAAAAGACGGTGTTATATTTGAGGATTGTACTTTTGACAACGGTAGGGTTTTTATAGACACCGAGACTTCAGATACTTTTTTAGGTTACGAAAGAAAAGTTGAAGTTAGAAAAGAAGAAAACGCAAAAGAAAGATTAAAAATGGTTAAACTCAGAAAACAAGAAAGAGAAACCGAAACAAATCAATAATTAAAAATTTAAAAATTAATAAAAAATGGAATTATCAAATCAAATTCTGTCAGAAATTACTGTCTATATGAAGTACGCTAAATTTCTCCCTGAAAAAGAGAGAAGAGAGACTTGGCAAGAGTTAGTAACAAGAAATAAAGAAATGCATCAAAAGAAATACCCACAATTAAAAGAAGAGATTGAGGTAGTTTATAAAATGGTGTATGACAAAAAAGTTTTACCTTCTATGAGGTCATTACAATTTGGTGGTAGGCCAATCGAAATCTCACCAAATAGGGTTTATAATTGTGCTTATCTACCTATTGACCACATTGATGCTTTTTCTGAAACAATGTTTTTACTTTTAGGTGGTACTGGTGTTGGTTATTCTGTACAAAAACACCATGTAGAAAAATTACCTGAAATTCAAAAGCCAAATCCTAGTAGAACAAGAAGGTATTTAGTTGGGGACTCAATTGAAGGGTGGGCAGACGCAATTAAAGTTTTAATGAAATCTTATTTTGGGGTTACTTCATCAACACCAATATTTGATTTTTCAGATATTAGACCAAAAGGCGCTTTATTAGTCACCTCTGGTGGTAAAGCACCTGGTCCACAACCTTTAAAAGATTGTGTTCACAACATTAAAAAAGTTTTAGACGCTAAAGAAAATAGAGAAAGACTAACAACTTTAGAGGTACACGATATTGTTTGTCATATTGCAGATGCTGTTTTAGCTGGGGGTATTAGAAGAGCAGCTCTTATTAGTTTGTTTTCAGCAGATGATAACGATATGATTACTTGTAAATCAGGAGCATGGTGGGAATTAAACCCACAAAGAGGTAGAGCTAACAATTCAGCAGTTCTTTTAAGAAATAAAATTACAAAAGAATTTTTCTTAGATTTATGGAAAAGAGTTGAATTATCTGGAGCTGGTGAACCTGGTATTTATTTTTCTTATGATAAGGATTGGGGAACTAACCCTTGTTGTGAAATTGCTCTTAGACCTTATCAGTTTTGTAACTTATGTGAGGTAAACGTTTCTAATATTGAGTCACAAGAAGATTTTGAAGAAAGAGTTAAAGCGGCAGCATTTATTGGTACATTACAAGCTGGTTACACTGATTTTCATTATTTAAGAGATGTTTGGAAAAGAACAACTGAAAAAGACGCTTTAATTGGTGTATCAATGACAGGTATTGGTTCTGGTGTTGTTTTAGGGTATGATATGAAAGCGGCAGCAAAAGCTGTTAAAGAAGAAAATACTAGAATTGCTAAAATAATTGGTATTAATCCTTCAGCAAGAACAACTACTGTTAAACCAGCTGGGACAACATCACTAACTTTGGGTACTTCTTCGGGTATTCACGCTTGGCATAATGATTATTACATTAGAAGAGTAAGAGTAGGTAAAAATGAATCTATATATACTTACTTATCTATAAACCACCCAGAGTTAATTGAAGATGAAGTTTTTAGACCACACGATACAGCTGTAATTTCTGTACCACAGAAATCACCTGAAGGTTCTATTTTAAGACATGAGTCACCTTTCCAATTATTAGAAAGAGTTAAAAAAGTCTCACAAGAATGGATTAAACCTGGGCATAGAAACGGACAAAATACACATAATGTTTCTGCAACAATTTCATTGAAAGAAGATGAGTGGGATTTAGCTGGTGAATGGATGTGGAATAATCGTGAATACTATAATGGTTTATCGGTATTACCTTATAATGGAGGCACTTATCAACAAGCTCCTTTTGAAGATTGTGATGAAGAAACTTACGAAAGAATGATGAAATCTTTATCAAATATAGATTTATCTAAAGTAGTTGAGTTGACAGATAACACCGATTTAAGTGGTGAGTTAGCTTGTAGTGGGGGAGCATGCGAAGTAAAGTAAAAGTGTCTTGGGGTAATGATACTACCCTAATACAACAGGTACTTATAGCATTCTATAACATTAGAAAACAAAACGGTTAAAAATATAACCCCTCAACTTGAGGGGTTTTTTATTGATTAATAATTTACATTTAAGTTTTTTAAGATAAATTAATTAATTAGATATTTATTAATAAAAATAAAATGGCTAAAGAATCATTCATAAACATAAGATTTCCTTTTTTTGATTCAGAAAATGGTTACTTCTTAGATATGACTAAGAGTAATAAAAGAGCTATAAAATCGGATGTTATGCACCTTTTATTAACAAACAAAGGTGAAAGATTTTATTCACCAGATTTTGGTACTGATTTAAGGAGATACCTTTTTGAACCAAATGTGGTTTCTGTACAAAACGATATAAGGTCTGAAATACAAAAAGCCATAAACAAGTACATACCTAATCTAAAAATAGATAAATTAGAAGTTGAACCTGTAAAAAATGAAGAACACAGTGTTATTGTAAGATTGGAATATACTGTAACAAATAATACTTTCACTGAAAGTGATTTTATAATATTAGAACTTTAATATGGCTGAAAAAAAAATAAATTATTTATCTAGAAATTTTGCAGACGTAAGGTCGGAACTATTTAATTTCATTAAAAGATATTATCCAGAAATATTTTCAGATTTTAATGACGCCTCTATTGGTACTATGTTAATAGAATTGAACGCGGGTGTTGCTGATATGTTATCATTCCATACCGATAGGATGTTTAATGAGACTCAGATAGATTACGCACAACAAAGAAAATCAATTTTAAGTATAGCTAGAACTTTAGGTGTAAAAATACCTGGGTATAGACCAGCATTAACCTTAGTTGACTTTTCAGTTAATGTACCCCCATATGGTGATACATACGATGTTAGATATGCCCCTGTTTTAAAATATGGTACACAAGTAACTGGAGCTGGTAAAGTTTTTGAGAACTTAGAAGATATAGATTTTAATTCACCTTTTACTAATGGTGGATTACCTAATAGAGTTATTATACCCAATTTTAATGGTAATGGTGATTTAGTTAACTACACTATAACAAAAAGAGAATTAGTCGTTAATGGTAGAACAGTTTACTACTCAAAAAGTATAAACCCTAGTGATTACAGACCGTTTTTTCAATTAACACTACCAGAATCAAATGTTCTTTCAGTTGAAAGTATAATAACCACAGAAAATTCAGTACCAGGTGGGGTACCAACTGATAGTTTATTTAATAATAAAGAAATCAGATGGTATGAAGTAGATTCTTTAGCGGAAGATAAAGTTTTCATAGATGATAATAGTAGAGTGTCAGATAATAGGTCTATAACACCAGCAAAATGGCAAAGAATTACTAGGAAATTTATTAAAGAATATACTGATACTGGTTTTTGTAAATTAACTTTTGGTAGTGGTACAGGAAACGATACATCTGGTTTAATAAACCTAATAAATAATTATTCTAATTTTATTAATACAACAGCTTTAGGTGAAATACCAAAACAAAATTCTATTATGTATGTTAAATATAGAGTCGGTGGTGGTTCTAGTGCTAACATTGGTACAGGTGTGTTGACAAATTTGGGTCAGTTTACAATGGATGTAACAGGACCTAACCAATCTATTAATGAAAGAGTTAGAAGAAGTTTAAGGGTTAATAACCCTATTCCCGCTGTTGGTGGTGCTGAAGCTCCGTCATTAGAAGAACTAAGAAATCTTGTTAAATATAATTTTGCCTCACAAAATAGAAGTGTTACAATTAAAGATTATGTAGCACAATTTTTAAAAATGCCAGGAAAATATGGTTTAGCTTTTAGATGGTCAGTAGAAGAACAATCTAACAAAATTATGATAACAACTATTGGTTTAGATAGTTCTGGTAAACTGTCTAATATATCTTCTAGTACATTAAAACAAAATATAGCTACTTGGTTAGCTGACTATAGAATGATTAACGATTATGTTGAGGTTGGTGACGGTTCTATAATAAATCTAAGTGTAGAGATAGATATTTTTGTTGATAAAACGTTTAATCAATCAGAAGTTGTTAACAATACTATAAGAAAAACAATAGAGTATTTTGACATTAAAAAATGGTCAATGGGTCAAGATATCTACATCTCTAATTTAATTGAAAATTTAAATAATGTACCAGGTGTTTTAAATATTGTTGATTTTAGGGTTAATAATTTAGTTGGTGGGGATTATTCTACAAATAGGTCACCACAAGAAATAGTTAGTGTAGATGAAACCGGTTCACCGATATTATATGGGTTAAATTTAACTGATTATACCGTATACTCAACCCCAAAGTCTATGTTTGAAATAAAATACCCTAATAAGGATATTAAAGTAAGAGTTAGAACTAATTAATGTTAAAATACAAAATTATTGATTTTATAGATAGAAATCCCTCAAAAATAAATTTTATTAGTGATGGACAACTAGCTGGAGCCGAAGTTTTTAGTAAAAATATTCTAATACCATTTAACCAACAAAATAAAAATGATGGTTATGAAAGTTTGGCTAATCAATTATTTATTGAGGAAAAAAATAAAACAATTAACATAACTAGTGATAATGAAAAAATAAAATTTAAATCAGCTAATTATGGACAACAAAATAATTCTAACTTAGATATTTCGTTTTATTTTTATAACACACAAACAGGTAACTTAGAAAACAATTATAAAGCCGCTGGTTTTACACAAGAAGAAATAACTGGTCTAACAAATAATATTACAAATAGTTTTTATAGATTAGATTTTTATGATTCAGACGATTTCTCAAGTCAAAATTTTTTATTTTCAGAATTTTTAAATATCTATCAAAACACCACCTCAACCTCATTCCCCTTAAAAAGGTTGTTTTGGTTAAAAAACGACCCAAAATTTATTAAAGAAAATACTTTTAGGACATTATATTTTGAGGCAACTTTTTTTGATTCTAAAACGGGAATAATAAAAAAATTTATAAATAGTCCTTCTGGTACAAACACCCTAACACTATCACAGTATAATGCAAACCCACAATGGCGTTTTGCTAAATTAAGGTTATTAAACCCATACATAACACAAAATAATGTTGGTAGTTTAAATAGGATTTTTTATGTGGAACCATCTAACGGTAATACAGACGACACCATAATATTTAATGAAGTTAAAATAAATTAATATGAGTCAGTATGTCAGAAAAATAAGATTAGATTTTTCCAAATACAAATTTACATTTAGTGACGCTAGTGTTACTAATTATGATAGTACTGTGTTAAGACAAAAAATTAGAGATGGAGTCGCTTTTACTGGTATCGTGGGACCTAATATAAATATATTAATCTTTTTTAAACAAAAAGTAAAAGATTTAGGTATATATGATGATATTTTAAAATAAAAAAATGGGTGGTTTAACAGGTAAAACTAGTAATAAATTATTTAAGGTTAAAACTTTAGATTCAGAAAATCCGTATAAAGTGGGTCAAAATGGGGTAATTAGCGTTAGCCCAATTGATGGTTCACAAAATTTATATAAAGTAAAATATATTATAGATAACATTACTTACACCTCCTTTACTGTAAAACAATCAGAAAAAAATCTATACAGTAAAGATGATTTAATTACTTCCAAAAAAGGAACCATCATTCAAAACAAAAAAAATACAAATTTAAATAACCCTTCGGTAATTGAAAAAAAACAAATAGGGATATCTAAAAATTTAAAATTTATACCAGACTTTTCAAAAGGTAGTCCAGTAGAACTTTTAAAAAAACAAAAACCAAAAAATAATTTTAATTTCGATTTACAGGGTAATTTAATATTAAATAGAAGTTTTTCCTCTTATAGTAATGGTGTAGAACCTAGAGATACAATATTTGAAACTAAAAAATTATCTTATGATAATTTTATACAAGAAAAAATATTTAAAAATAATAGGTATGTTGGGTTGATTGATAAACCAAATGTGGATTCAGACCTATTTATGGAAAGAGACAATGGTTCTGTTTTTGAAAGACACCAAAGATTGTCGGAAATAAATAATTTTAACGATTTAAAAAATTATTTAAACGGTTATTACAAATTAATAAACACAATTTAATAAAATGGCTACAGGTAATTACGGTATTATTAGACCATCAGATGTTAACTCTGAAGATATACAAATTTTTTATAATTACGCTAGAGACAGACAAACACCTGTTGGTAATATGATTGAGTTAGATGCAACATCTTTATTATCAGATGTTGGTGAACCTGTTTTAGTTAATGGGTTGGCACAAAGTTTACCAGGTCTTAAAAATTTAACTTTACCATCGGGTATTTTTGGTGTTGTCGGTATATACAATATGATGATAAGACCTAGACAACTTGTTTTAAGAATAGCAGATTGTGGTGTTTTATCTTCTTCACCAGATATTAAAGGTATTATATTACGGGCAGACGAATTACCAACCAACTTAACAACAGACAACTCTTTAATTGGTTTCAGAATTGAGTATTACGATAACAACGGTAAAGTACGTAATTTATTTAGAATTATAACCTCTAGTGGTAGAGTTGAACCGGTTAATCAAAATTTAAATAATACCTCACAAAAAGCGATAAGATATAGGTATAATGACGCCGGTGATTTAATATTTTGTACATTAACACCAACATCTAGTCCAATAACCTTACCTAATAAACTACCTTTTATTGGTTCACCGAACCAAGTAATTAGTTTGACCAATACGTATTTTGACCCAATTCATATAGAATTAGAAGTTGTTGAACATGACGCACAAACACTATCATATGCTTTGTATGGGAATCAGTCTAAATCTATACAAGACGGTATTTACACAATCTACGACAACCAAAATAATATATATAAACAATATAATTTATTTGAAGTACAGGACGATAGTAACAACCCACTATATGAGGCTAGGGAAGTTAGGCTTAATGTTGATACGACTAAAAACTTTAATAACATATTTACTGTATAAAAAAATAAAATGGCTAAAAGAGTAGTACCAGGTTCTTTAACACAATCATATACTAAAAGAGCTGGTGATTTTTCACCTGATTTAGTGGGTAACCAACTTACCAGTAAAAATGGTGATGCTTTTTTTACTTTTGGTAATTTTTCTTTAACAACAGGGGCCAATAATTTTTCTGGTGAATTTTTTACTACTGAGGGTGAATTTTCAGAATTATTTACACTAGACAATCTTAATTTAACTTTACAACAAGCTGTAGATATTAGTAACCAAAGTAATAGTTTAGAGGTGGTGTTAAAAACAAACCCCAACAAACTAAAAAACTATGTATATTTTAGTGATGCTAGAAAATTTGTCGAAACAGAAATTGTAGACATAGTAACAAATTGGAAAGGTAGTTTATTTGTTAGGTTTTCATATATAAATGACACTGTAAATGACTTTCAATATGACTTAGATAAGAATATATCATATTTTACTGTATCTAGAAATGTTATAGAAAATCAATTTAATTTAATAACTGAAAATTTACCAAATGTATTTACCACAAATGATTACACTGATATATCTTTTATACAAAATAATTTTACTAAATATGAAATTAACAATAGTTACGGTAAATTCCCTATAATAAGTTATACGGGTAACACTGAAACAGATGATTATATAAAAATACAAACAAGTGGTTTAGTTTGGCCAACTTTGTATACTTCTGGTTTAACATCAGGTTCTTTTGAATATCATATAAAACCTAATGATGAAACTTTAAATAATATATTTTTTAATAAAATAAGTGAGTTCCAAAGACAGTTATTAAATAGGAATTCGATACCTAAATATACAATAGAACTAGACAGACCAACTGAAACAATTAATGGTGTTAGTAATAATAGAATTAGTTTCACTTGGCCAACTAATGATGGTTACAATATTGATTATACTGGTAGAGATTATGCAAATTATATAGAAAATTTATTAAAATTTGCGGCAAATTTTGATGCTGAAATAACCAACATAATGGTTAGAAAATTAGTAGCAACGGCAATATTTGAATTTGATACACCAGGTGATGGGACAGACCCTAATAGTGGTCGTAAAATGGATAAGTTAGTTAAAATTTGGGGTAGAGAGTATGACAAAATAAAACTATATATTGATAATATTTCTTTTGCTAATGTTGTTACCTATGACGGTGTGGATAATATGCCTGATGAGTTAATCAAGATGATGGCACAAAATTTAGGTTTTGATTCTTTACAATCTTTTTCGGATAATAATTTAATTAAATTTTTACAAACCTCACCACAAGGTGTATTTAACCCAAATGGGGTCTCACCATCTTTAGCTGAAATGGATAGAGAACTGTGGAGACGTTTGGTGATAAATGCTTGGTGGTTATTTAAGTCTAAAGGTACAAGAAAAGTTATTGAATTCTTTTTAAACCTATTCAATATAGACCAATGTTTAATTTCTTTTGATGAAGTAGTTTACTTAGCAGAAAAAAAATTAAATTACCCACAAATTATAACTCAAATGTTAACCTATCTTGGTTATGTTCCTGAGGATTCACAAATAGGTATAGATCAAGAAGGGTACCCAAAAATTTTCCCAAATACAGATAGATACTATTTTCAATTAAATGGTTTTTGGTATAATGGAGGAACACCCGAAAACACAAAACCAAATGTTAACGGTAATAACCCACATTTTGGTCCGTATGATTTTGGTAGAGCTTATTTTGAAAAATACACTTGTTTAATACCAAACTTTGAACCAACACAAACAACTATTAATTTAAATTTATTAACATTTAACTATTTTACTGATTATACTTTAGGTACGATAGAAAGCGGTGGACAAACAATCATAGAAGGTAATAATTTAGGTAGTACCACCACAACTGGTGTTGGTAATATTCTAAACACTTATAATGATTTTTATGCTACAGTAATGAATGAAGACAGGGTTAATAATGCTGTTGTTTTAAACGCTGGTAGTGATAATGAAACCAGTAATAATGGTTTAAATTCTTTTCATATAAACTTTTTTACTGGTAATGAAGAGGGTTGTGAAATAGAAGTTTGTCCAACGAACACATCTTTAGATGGTACCGGTTTAATAACTTATATACAATCAGGACAAGTTTTAGTTTTGGAAAGTAATTATTGTTGTGAAAAATTAGGGTTCAATAATTATTTAAATATTGAAGACGGTACTTACCCTTGTTATTGGTGTCCTCCGTCAGATTCTTTAACAGAAGTTACCCAATCAAATGGTGATATATGGCTATATTATACAGATATAAACCAACAGGTATCTAAACCTTTAGATAAGGCTTGTTGCATTAAAAGAGGTGGACAAGCCGGTACTAATTTAAATGGAACTAAATTCTGTAAAAAAATAGGTATTACAGTAGACCCTATATTAGTTAACGGTTAAAAAAATAAAATAAAAATATTTATAAAAAATAATATAAATAATGGCTTGTACTATTGAAGATTTAGACCCATCAGAAGTTGTTTTAGGTTGTACCGACCCATTAGCCACTAATTTTGATGAAGAAGCAACACTAGATGATGGTGGTTGTTCATATGAGGGTCAAATCTCAGGATGTACCGATCCAACTGCTATAAACTATAACCCAGAAGCTTTAATAGATAACTGTACTTGTATTTATGACGTTTGCCCAACGGGTATAACAATAACACAAGAGGGGGTTGTTTATTATAATATTCTTGGTAATACACAAAACACGGGTATAACAACAAATAATCCATCAGATTCTACAAATATTAGTTTTGCTGGGATAACAAAATCATTAACAACACCAACAGGACCAATAGAAGATATAATAGGTTGTGTTGACCCATCTGCTTTAAATTATAATCCACTAGCATCAATACCTTGTGGACCTAATGGTGATGTAAGTTTAGATTTAGGTGGTAGTTACACTAGTGGTTGTTGTGAATATCCATCAGGTAACGTTACTGGTTGTTTAGACCCAAATGCTTTAAATTATAACCCTAACGCTGTATTTGATTGTAATAACTGTTGTATATATAGTGGTGATATTATTTTAACAGATTTTAGTAGTGGTGAGTTGGACGGTCCTACTGAAACAGAAAATGGTGATGGTGGAAATTCTTTGGGTGATATTATCTTAACAGATTTTTTAGATAATTTTAATTTATTACAACCATTAACAGAACAATGTTGTGACCCTGATGTTGTGGGACAAGATGTTTATTGGGATGGTCAATTTTGTAGATTAACCCAGCCAACCGATTGCCCAATTAATTTAGCTTTAACAATTGAAGGTGTTTTAATAGATGGTGATACGGGTTTACCTGTTAGTGAGGCTTGTTGTAACACACAAGAAGGGTATAGTTATGTACCTAACTATGATTTAGGTAACAATAAATTCGGTGCATGTATCAAAGATGATGTACTTAACAGTGAACCTTGTGATTTATGTATAGAAGATGTAATATATCTAGAAAATGGTACTGTTGTCTATGATAGTTCACAACCCACTTGTGCGGATTCAAACACCGGTGGTGGTGGTTTTGACCCAATAGATATCGATATCGATTTTGGTGATATTGATTTTGGTGGTGGCGGTAGTGGTGGTGGTAGTGGTGGTACTGATGTAGACCCAACAGAGGGTTGTTTTAATGTGGTTAGTTGGTATTACAGAAAAGTTGGTGAAAACGAAGTTAGAGACCCAGATGATGCAGATGATTTTTTCCCTGCTGGAACTTTCTTATTAACACTAAAAACTAACTCCAATAGTTCCCTATTGAGTAATATAACATATGGTATAGACATTGAGATAACTAATTTAATGAGTACGCCTGGTCCTTCTGGACCTTGTTGGACTAACTTTGTTAATACTAGTCAATTTAATGGTCAAACTAGGGTTGCCGGTAATGATAATTTTCAGGCAGAAGTATTCAACAACGGTGATGGTACCTATACAATAACAACTAGATTAAATATTACTAATTTAATTGATAGTTCCTTTTTATCATTATGTACTGAACAAAACGCTTCACCTACGGCACAAGTTTGTTATGTCTACATAAATCCAGGCGGTGGAACAGATACAGGCGGTGGAACAGATACAGGCGGTGGAACAGATACAGGCGGTGGAACAGATACAGGCGGTGGAACAGGTGGTTGTGATTGTGGTGTTGTATTAAAAGAATTTACTTCTTATAGTTTCGCTAGTCCAAATACAACAACAGGTTTATCACAATTTTTAGGTGGACCGAATAATTTATCTTGGTGGCCAACAACTAGTGGTGTTATTAGTATTTGTGGACAACAAATTAACGCTAATGATTATTTGTTAACAATTAATGGTACTGGTTTTGATTCTTATGGTTGGGTTGCCGGACAAGTTATTTGTCAACAAGTTTATTTAGGTAGTTCTTTTTGGGATAATTTACAAAATAGTTGCTTTGCTCAGTATTTAGACACCACACCAAGAGTTGTAACAATATTAGGTAGAGACGGTTTAACGGGTGAAATATATTTGGATTTAGTTATCCCCAGTAGTGTAGGTCAGGCATTATTAGGGGCACCACTTTTATTACCAACCAACCCTTGTAATACAACACAAACAGGCACATATTGTATGTGCCAAGTACCTATTGGTGGTATAATTACAAATAATAATACAATTATAAACAATAAAGGAATACCCGTTTTTGGGGTAGAGCCACCACCACCAACAGAAACTGGACCACCAATAAGTCCTTGTGATACTGAAGTACCTATTGACCCAGAAGAACCAAATGGGGAAAATACTTTTGAAAATCTTAGTCAAGTTTGTTGTTTAACATTAGGTGAAGATTTAGGGTGGCAATATGTAAATGGGGTTTGTTACTGGAACCCGGCTTTAATACCTACTCCAATTGAATTTGGTTTAAGTGAAAATGAAATTTTAGTAGATGACCTTGAATGTACTAATTTAACCGTATCAGCGTCTTTTTATTTAGAGAGACCAGATTCACAAGATTGTGAACCGTTAAATGGTGAAGAAGTTACAGCTAGTTTGATTGTTTATACTGGTGATAGTATGGATAATACGGTAATTCAAACAGATATAGTAAGTACCTTTAATTTAGCTTCAGACGGTTATTGCCAATGGACAGAAATATCGAGTAGTATTATTAATGATACAACGACACCTTTTAAAGTAAAATTAGTTATTAATGGGTTAAATGAATGTTGTGAGTATGATATATTTGTTGATGATATTAAAGTAGAGTGTACTAAACAAGATAGTTTTACATTTACTAATTATAATTCTTGTCCAGGTTTTAAATTAAAAAAAGTAATTGACAATAAAAAATCTTGGGTTAAAAATACCGAACAAACAATAAACAGAGTGTTTGCTCCAAGCCCCGATGCGGATTTACCTTGGAGATATACAAATTATTTTGAACAATCTGGTTTATATGAAAGAGATAGTAGACTAGTCTTGAACAGCAAAGAAGTTTACTTAACTTTTAATATGTGTTCTACATGTTGTTATGAATACACGCCTTGTCCAAACGGATTTACTTTAAGTGCTGGTACAAACACATGTTATAAATACGTAGACATAGTTAGTAAACAATTCCAAGACGGAATTGATTTTGATTTTCAAGACGGACAAAGATATGACTTTATGGATTTTTAAAATAAATAAAAAATAATATTTATAAATAAACAAAAAAAATGAAATTAACTCAAAGAAGTACGGCAACAGGTGTAACATTAAACAACACTTATATACATATTGTAAATACTGACGATATATCACAAGACCCAGCGGGTTCTTCTTATAAATCACCCCTCTCTTTATTAGCTCCTTTGTTTACTGGTGGAACTGTGATTAGTACTGATACATATTTAACAGGAGCCACATTAAATGGAACTGATTTAGAATTAGATAGAAATAATGGTGAACCACAAATTGTGGTAGATTTATCTTCTTTATCTGGAGGAGGTGGTGGAACATTCACAGGAAACACATCAGCAACCTGTATTACTGATTTATATATTTCTAACCTACACGGGTGTTCGCCAATTACTGTTTGGGATAGTACCCAATCAAATGGTTCTTTTGTGTCAGGTACTCTTTCACTATCTTTTGGTGATAATAATAGTTCTATTGGAAACTATTCACACTCTGAAGGTAGTGGAACAACATCTTTTGGTACTTATTCTCACTCAGAAGGTACTTGGACAACAGCATCAGGACAAAGTTCTCACGCTGAAGGTATTTTAACTACAGCACTTGGTGAGTATTCTCACACAGAGGGTGCGTTAACAACAGCAATAGGAATTAGTTCACACGCAGAAGGTATTAATACAACAGCATCAGGACAAGGTTCTCACACTGAAGGTCTTTCAACAACGGCATCGGGATTATATTCACACGCTGAAGGTGAGACAACAACCGCATCAGGAGGTGGTTCTCATGCTGAAGGTAAAAGTACAACCGCTATAGGTAGTGCTTCACATGCTGAAGGCCAATATACTGTCGCCATTCTTGGTCACGCTGAAGGTAGTTTAACAACAGCTGTTTCTGGTGGCCATGCTGAGGGACAATCAACAACAGCTATTGCTGGTCACGCTGAAGGTATTTTAACGATATCTATAAATGGACATGCTGAAGGGGTATCTACAGTTTCTTCAGGGGGTAGTTCTCACGCTGAAGGTAGAATAACATACTCTTTAGGGGCTTATTCTCACACTGAAGGTTATCAAACCACAACAATAGGTGATTATTCACATGCTGAAGGTAGATTCACTAGGGCATTAAGTTTTGGTTCTCACGCTGAAGGTAGAGGAACAACCGCATCAGGACAATACTCACATTCAGAAGGTTTTACTACGACAACCTCAGGAAATTATTCTCACTCTGAAGGTAGCAACACAGTAGGTTTGGGAGCATTTTCACACTCAGAAGGTTTTACAACAACATCTTTAGGTCAGTATTCACATAGTGAAGGTGAGTTAACAACATCTACTGGACAATATTCTCACGCTGAAGGATTAGGTACCACTTCAATAGCTAATCACTCTCATACCGAAGGTTTATACTCAATAACAAATGGTCTTTGGTCACATGCTGAAGGTGTAACAACAACCGCATCAGGAAATTATTCTCACTCTGAAGGTGAAGGAACAAAAGCTTTAGCAAAAGGTTCACATACTGAAGGTTTTCAAACAACAGCAACAGGTGATACCTCCCACGCTGAGGGTAATACAACAAAGGCTTTAGGTAATTGGTCTCACGCTGAGGGTGGGTTTACAACTTCTTTGGGACAATATTCACATACTGAAGGTAATGGGACAACGGCATTAGGCAATTATTCCCACGCTGAAGGTTCTCAAACAGCAGCTATAGGTGTAGCTTCTCACACTGAAGGTTTTCTTACAGTAGTAACAGGTGATTTTTCACACGCTGAAGGTGGTGTAACAATAGCTTCTGGTAGTCGTTCACACGCTGAAGGTAGACAAACAACAGCTTCAGCAAATTATTCTCACGCTGAAGGTTTTGGTACTGTATCATATGAAGTATACCAACACGTATCTGGTTTATGGAATACAACTGGTAACACTTTACAATATTTTATTATAGGTAATGGTACAGGGCCGACTGCTAGGTCAAATGCATTCAGAGTTGATTCAGCAGGAAATGTTTATGGTGCTGGGGCTACTTATAATACTGGTGCTGACTACGCTGAATATTTTGAATCTGTAAACGGTGAAAAAATACCTTATGGTACTGTTGTAGAATTAGAAAATGATAAAGTAAAAGTTTGCCAAGATTCAGATAAAGCTATCGGTGTCATTTCTTCTAACCCAACCGTGGTAGGAAACAACGATGAAGGTACTGCTGATGAATGGGTTGGTAAATACGAAAAAGATGTGTGGGGTAATTTTGTAATGGAAGACTACACTTATGAAGATTTTGACTATATTAATATTAGTGGAGAAACAATTTATAAAACAGTAACAGGACAAAGACGTAAACTAAATCAAAATTTTGATCCAAATATTACTTATGTTCCTAGAGCTAAAAGACCAGAATGGAATATTGTTGGTTTAATGGGCCAAATTAAAGTTTTAAAAAATCAACAAATCCCTACTAGATGGATAAAAATGAAAGATATTAATGAAGATATTGCATTATACTTAATAAGATAATAAAAAATGACAGGAAGTACCTCTGGAACAACTCAGTTAATTACAGTACCAGCAAATTTCGATAATTGTACTAAAAAATTAGACTTGCAACAATTATTGGCCTATAAAAAGAACTTCCAAAACTTTTGGGTTAGGTTTATAGAACAATTTATACCGTCTACAACAATATTTATTTCTGGTGAAAAATGGTGTACAAAAGAAGAAGAAATTTGTCCCACTATAGAAGAGTGTGGGTATGATAACATATTCACTAAATCTGATTTAGGTTTATTAGAGACAGATGGTGAATTAAAACCTGGACTAAAAAATAAAAATAATACTTTAGAATCTGAAACAATAGTATCTGAAGAAAAAGTAACTTCTAAAAAAGATGGTGGTTATAGTGATAATAAAAATAATGGCCCTGTCATCTTAAATAATTTTATTGGTTTTTTCTTAAAAAAAGATGATTCAGTTTTAAAAGAAAAAAGATTGACTTTAGTAAGGGGTGAATTACCATTACTTAGGAGAGGTAAAATTGCATACCAAAATAAATTTACACAAAAAACCTATATCCTAGAAAAGTAATGAAAGCTAATAAAAGCATAAGATTACGTACAGAACCTGGGTCAAGTAAAAACATAGTAGTAAAAATTGAACAGGAATTTGATACATTAGATTTTTTAAGCTTAAAAATAACACAAGAAGAAGCTTATAGAAACTTTTGTTCAAATTATGGTGTTGTTGCTGGCAGAGTAATAGCTAATGACGGTTTTGGTGTTGAAAATGCTAAAATATCTGTTTTTATACCATTATCGGATGAGGACGCTGAAAACCCTTTAATAAATAATCTATATCCTTATATAACACCTTTAGATACTAATAATGTTGGTATTAGATATAATTTGTTACCTAACACAGGGAAAGAATTTCAAGTAACAATTAAGGTACCTAACGGGTCAAACGGACAATTATTACAACCACAGGATTATTACGCAAATAGTTATGCTACAAGTTTAGGTACATATACAGGCCCATGGATATTAGTCTCGTCTAATTTTGGGACTGGTAATTTTTCTATTTGGAAAAGAACAATAATAGGTAATGGACCAACAGTTCCGGTAGGAACTTTCCCTTCTAAATTTGAAATTTTAGACAATGATACTTTATTAGAAATTTATGATAAATATTATAAATACACAACTAGAACTAATGAATCTGGTGATTATATGATATTTGGTGTTCCTATTGGTACAAAAACGGTTCATATGGATGTTGATTTAAGTGATACCGGTGCTGCAAGTTTAACTGTAGATGACTACATAAACTTAGGATACCCAAGTAGCATTTTCGACGGTAATAAATTTAAGAGTAGTACTAATTTAGATGAACTACCACAAATAGAAACACAAAACTTATCAGTAGATGTGGTACCTTTTTGGGGTAATACTGAACAATGCGAAATTGGTATAACTAGGTTAGATTTTAAACTAACTAAAAAAATAGTTCCTTCAGCTATATTAATGTTTGAGGCTTTTACTAATTATGATGATGCTAGAATATCTAGGGGTTGTAATGATATTCTTGGTGGTAATAGTGATAATTTTAGAGCAATAGGTAAAATGGTTAGATTAGGTGTTGGTGTGGAGGCCTTAGCTTTTGGGGCTAATGGAGACGATTTAGTTGGTATACAATTCACAAACGGACAAGTTTTATACCCCTTACCAATGTACGAAGACAACGTGATAACAGATGAATTGGGTAATACAATACCCTCTAATGATCCAAATAAAGGAATACCCACTAGTGGTAGATATACTGTGTATGTTCATAGTCTTACTGAAAATATAACAGATACTAGTTGCGGACCTTCTAATGATTGTTCTGGTCACGCTAATCACAGAATACCAACAACAAAATACAAATACGATTTAAAAAATAGAAAAAAATTAATTTATACACCTGGTAATTTTAATGGTGCATCTAGTGATACTGGTGATGATGATGTAAGAATAGCTATAGCAGGTAATCAAGGATTTAATGGAAATACTAATAGAACTAGATATCCAGTGACTTATCAGGTTGGTGGTGAAGATCGTTTTGGTAAAATAAACGGTTTTTTGGCTAAAGGTATTTGTTACGGTTCACTTTATTTTATGAGACTTAAATGTGAAGGTGACGAATGGTGTGTTAAAATAGCCAATTCTTTTGATGCTTTATCATCCCCAACACCACCAAATGGGGGAGTTTTAGTTTACAATAATTATTTAGGTGTTAAAAATACTTTAGATATAACAGAAATAATAAAAATTTTTAAACCCAACGGACCATTAGACCCAACCTCAGCTTTTTTAAGTATTTATAATAACGGTACTATAAACAATGCTACCTCAAATATTAATCTAAAAGATCATTTTATACCATTAACATCATCATTAGGTGTTGATGCATCTGGTTTTGCTAATTTTCCGAATAGATTAGATAAAGAAACCACACAAGGTGTGACCGAGTTAATAACAGAATCTACTGGTACTAATGGTGGTGAAAAATCAAAAAAAGGTTGGTACGCTTTCTTTTTTGGTTTAGAAAAAAATAATAACGCTTTAACTTATTTAAAAAACAATTTAGGTGTCTAATTCTGATTATAAAATAAAATACGTCGCTCCATCAAAGAGACATGCTTTGGCTTTAAATAGCCAAACTTTTATACCGATCGAATTAAACTCTAAAAAAGGCTTAACTGAACCAGATGATTATCTTTATGTAGTTAATTCCATACAACAAACAGATATTGAAAGAAATGAGATATTAAAATACAGAATTAACGGTAAGATTGAGATAGTGACAGATAATACAATCATTGATACTTGGTCAAGTGTTCCACTAGGCAATGATGTTTGGTCACCAGAAGAATTAGATCAATCCTTTTTACCTAGAACTTGGTTATTACAAATAACTTATCCCTTTAGTTCTAACGACACTAAAAAAATTATAACATTAGGTAGAGAAGAACCACAAAATACAACAGAGGCCAATAGAGGTTTTCAAATTAAAGAGTTGTTACCATACAATTATACCACTGGTACTGTTAACATTTTGGTTAGAACATCACAAAAACACGGTATAAAAAACACTGATGAGTTTTTATATATGAGTCCAACATCTAATTTTATTTCAGACGGTGTTAATACGGTTAATTATTTGGGTTTTCATAGAATATTAGATTTTGAGGCTGGTAATGAAGATTATGGATTAATTTTAGAAACAGAATACATAACACCAACAACAACAGTTTCTGGACCTCCAGGTGCACCACAAAATGTACCAATACAGATACCATTTTTTGCAACAGGCAAAAGGGTTTTTGAACCATCACTAAACGATTTTTCTTTTTCAAATTCAATAGCGACTTCACAAATACAAAGATGTGATGCTAATGGACAACAAACGGGTACAACATTAGAATATATTAAGATTTTTAGTCAAGGACATACATTAAGAGTTAACGATTTTGTTGAAGTTAGGGTGGGAACAACAACTTCTAATGTTGTTATTGATAAATTAAATAATTTGTATAAGGTTGTGTCTACGCCTACATTAGATACTTTTGTTATAAAATATGATTTTACACCACAAGGAAATACTTTAAATTTAATAAACTATAGTTTACTTTATAAGTATTTAGATGGTGTACCTTCTGAATATTATTTTAGACAATTTAAAATAATAACCGAACCAAAAGACTATGAAGTTTATCGTGCTTCTTTTTCCACCAACATATTTAATGACAATGCCTTAAATAAGGTTTTTTTATTTCATTTTAATAAAGACATAGATGTTTCGGGGTTAAGAGATAATTTAGGCAGACCTATTAGTGATTTATTTTTAACAGTAGTAAAAAGATCTAGTTCCGTAGCTAATGGTTATGATGGTTATTTTAATTGGTCTGAAACTTTACAAATAATGGACCACAATAGGTTAACAACTAATTTAACAACAACTTCTGGATTTAATTTAGAAACATATTCTGATTTAGAATTTAATTTTTCTGGTACTTCTGGTACCTATAAAACAATAAATGATGTTTATAATTATTGTGACTTTGTTGAATATAATAGAGCTTTTTTAGATGAAACTGTTTTATCAGAAACTTTAGGTAGGTTTGCTCCAAAGCAGGTTTATTTTAATGATACAACAAACCCTGACCCAAACAATGTTACTTATAATTTTTATGATGGGTACACATATAAAATACACCATAAAATAAAAATTAGGGAATTTTCAGATGTGATTGAAACCGTAGATAATAAAGATGATGAAATTTTTCCAGATTATGTACAAATAAATAATGATGGTACTGTTTCTTGGAGAGATTTATTGGATATTGGTGTTTTTGAGGGTAGTAACGACAAAATAGGTGTTGATTACCCGTTTGTTAATTCAGCCCATTATTTATTTGGTAATTACCCTATTTATATTAGAAAGCAGTTAGCTACAAACATAATACAAGATAGAATAAATCTAACCAGTTTTGTTAAATTTGATACTAATAGAACACCAAATGATGAATGTTAAAAATTTTATATAAATGTCTATATGTGAAAAAAATATAATACCTAGTACTTTTTCTGAAGAAATTGTAATTGAAAATATTAAAAAAGAGTATGGACTTTTTCCTATTAATAATATTAAAACAAATTTTAATATCTGTACTGAACTTTTTGAAGGCCCTAGATATTACACTAATTTAACTAAATTAAATACGGGATTAACAGAAACTTCCATTGGTGTTTTTAACATAACTAATAATAATTTATTTTTTACTGTTAATTTTACTGGTAACACAGACACTTTAACGGCTTATACAGGTACCTTCGATTATCAAATATACGAAAGAACTTCTGAATTTATACCACCAAATACCGATAATTTGTTTGGTTCACTAAATACAATACCACAACTATACACCAATAATTTGGTTTATAGTGCCTCAACAGATTTTAGCGCTATAACATTAAACCCTTTTGTCTATACAAAAGAATTAAATGTTTTATTTAAAAAAGACCAAGAGTATATATTAAATACTAATTATACTTTTATAAAAAATAATTGTCTTTCTAAAGGCTTTAAATATGTAGAACCCAATTTAGGTAATTTTTACGATGAAAATAGTTCTTGGTTTTTTGTTACTTTAGTTGACCCAGAAAAACCTAGGTTAGGACCATTTGATTGTTATTCAACAAAATGTTGTAATAAATTATTATCCGCTAGAGAAATAGTAAAAAATGAATGTGGGCAAAGTTATGTTTTTAAAACAGAAGAAGTTAGTTTTATTAATGAAACTTTAAACATAGACCCATTATACAGTGACACTTTTACTATTAGTAAAAAGCCTTTAAACAACACTCTACTGGTAACTGTTAACGGTATTACTTTAAGTAGTTCTAATTATAAAATCAGTGGTGATACAACTTTTGTTTTAATTAAGGGCTTAGATCCATTGATAGATGTTATAACCTCTAGTTATTTAACTTCAGATTTAGATTTTAATATTGTTTATTCGGAACAATACGAAATATTAAGTGCTGTGACTAGTGGTGTTACTTCAGCTGTAACAACAACAGATAAAGTATATTACAACATAGAGGAGGGTAAATTTGAATATTATTTAGAATACAAACCATCTAAAGATGTTGAAAAAAACATGACTTTATTTTTAAACGGTATTAAGTTAACATATGGTTTAGATTACTACTTAAGTTTAAGTATAGAAAATAGATTAATATTTGATGGTATAAATTTATCTATTGGTGATAGATTATATGCGGCTTATACAAATGATGGTTGTTTAGAAGGTAATTATAATACTGTTACTTATGGTAGTTTATTGGAGTGGAATGTTAGCCCAACAATAGTTAATGATAGGTTAGATGGTGATTTTTTAGTTGAAGTAACAGAAGATAGTGACCCTAACTTTATCACAGGTGTTACAACTGGTATAACAGTTAATTATGTTGATGGTGAAAGTTACTATTATGTTAACTTACCCCCTAATTTACAAGCAAATAAAAATTATATATGGCGGGTAACCAATAAAAAGGTTTATTCTGGCATTTTAGATAATATATTTACAACAAATAGTGTCAGTAGAATAGGTAAATTCTCGACAAATAATAAGATAAATTCTTACTAAGACCATATTTATAAGAAATGAGTTATATAAGTAAAAATACAGGAGCTTTTGTTAACGCAAGGTTAACTGATAAAGGTAGAGAATTATTGTCTATTGGACAATTAAATTTCACAACATTTAGATTAGGTGATTCTGAAATAGATTACACAACTTTAGGCCCTAATTACAATATTAGTTTACAAAACGTTCTAAAACCAAAGAACAACCAACCTAATATAAAAACACCCCTATTCCCAACTACTAATGGGACACCAGATATAACAATACCCTTTTTAGCACCAGTAGAAATAACCACTGTTATTCAAGCACCTGAAAAAGGATTTTTTACTTCTTTATCTGGAGTAACACCAGTTCAATATACAGCATACACAGATTCTAACTATGTTATACAAGCAGACACTTTTATTCCTGTAACTGGAATGAGTGGTACTGATATTGTTAACGTTTTCCAAGGACCTAGTTATGTACCAAGTAGTTTAGAACCATCGGTAGGTGATTTTATGTTAATAAAAATGAGTAATCCTGATTTAACTTTATCACAAAATAAAGGTATTGTTGAATTAGATGTACCGGTTCCTTATTTATGGTACAAAGTACAATCGTTGAGTGGTAGTGTTTCAGCAAACACATTAATCGTTAGAGTAGATAGAAATTTACCGAACTTTAACACTTCTTTATCTACTAATATAGCCTATACAACATTCTACCCTAGTTCTATGAGTGGTTTCACTTTTGATACAGGTTTATATTCTGGTGGTTCTGTTTGGAATATGAATAATGTTTGGACTTATAACATGCCAGGAATAGATACTTCAGTTTATAGAGGTTTTGAAACTTATGGTTCAGAATCTTTTGTTGGACCAAAAGAATATTATGGATATACATCAGAAAGACAATTATCAGGTTTAACACAAACATTTATCAATAATGAACCAGCTAATATTACCAATCCTAATACATTTTGTGATGATATAAATTCAATATCAATTATTCATTATTCAAATAACGAAAGTTGTCAAAATCAACCAGAATTAGTTTATGGTCAAAAATTTTATATTGACCCATCTATTAATGAAAGTCCTGTTTTAAAAATGCCTACTTTAATGTGGCATAACAGAATTTTTTCAGGTTCTGGAACAGGAGATATTATTGGTTACGAATTCATTGCTAGTGGTAGTACTAATTTTGTTACTTTAGGTGGTAATATAACAAATATTTCTTACTACGATTTAGTTGACCCAAATATACCAACAATTAGTATTGGTAGAGTTTTCCCTGATTTACAAACGATTACAATACATGACCAAGAAATGGTAGCGGCTTTATCTTATAAATCAAATAGGAATTGGACATTACCTACTTTAGGTTATGGTTTAACAACGAATACAAACGGATTTATTAATCAAACACAAGATGTGTTTGTAACTTATTTGTTATCTAGTAGTAGTGGTTACACTAGTGGTTTACCTTGTCAAAATATTACTTGTGTCTTTTATAACAATTCAATAGAACCTTGTTCACCTGACGCATCTAAAAAAGATGTAAATATTACTTTCCCTACTGGACAACTACCTTATATGATGACTTCTGGTGGTACTGGTTGGTACGCAGATAAATTTGAAATTTTAGTACAAAGAGTACCGGTGGGTGACAAACCAGACCCAGCTGGATGGAAGAAAATTGATTATACTAGTAATATAAATGGTCACACAATCGGTACAAGAATAGACCCTATTAACCTAGAAAACTCAACATTTACTATAACAGAAAATTTATACACATATAGCTCAACAACCTTTAATCTAAATGATTATATAAACATTCCTGAAATTGGTGAAACCGAAATATTACAGTTTGGTGATGAATACTTTTTATACGGTAACATGGCCGCTTCTGGTTTAAGTACTAAATATAGAACACTATTTAACTTTACAATACCACCAAACCAATTTAATATTTCTACAAACCCAACTTATGCTGGTAGTGGACAAAATGTACATATAACAGAATTAGGTGTTTACGATAACATTGGTAATTTGGTGGCCATAGGTAAGTTTATAGCTCCGATTGAAAAAACAAATGTTACAACAATAATATTAGAGGTAGCTTTAGATTTTTAATGGCTTTTGTTGATATAAATAAAAAATTTAGGTTGACTTTAACTAAATACGGAAAAGAAAAACTAATTAAAGAAGGTAAAATTGATTTTAAGTACTTTAGTTTTTCTGATGACGGTGTTAGATATGATGCAACACAAGAACCTGAAAAAGTAGTAGAAACTCAGGGTAACTCTGATACTACTATTTATAATGGTAATAAAAGTCCTATAATATATAAAAGATAAAAAATGGCTTTTGAAGAAGTAAATACAACAGGATTTAAAACTTATTTAACCAAATATGGTGTTTCTAGATTATTAAACCCTAATGGTAAATTTGATATTAAATATTTTAGTCTAAATGATGATGGTATTAACTACAGTGAAACTGTTAATTCATCTGTTTTAGTAACATCAGTTAATGGTGATGACATAAAAACAATTTATAATGATACCGATAATATTAGTATAATCGGTACACCAGGTAGAGCAACAGAAGATATTGCTAAAAGAGAAATTGTTTTTGTTGATGACTGTGGTGGTAATGAGTACAAAAATTTAGATGTAACAATTTATTTAGGTAACTATTTACAAAGTTTAAGAGATACAATTTCTAATATTGATGCTGTTTCTAGAAGTTATGAACCATTTATAAAACTTTACGATTTTATAAATGTATATGAATACACTGAAAATGCTTTTGGTGAATATAAATTATGGGATACAAAAAATTATAACCTTAACTATGTGTTTGAAACAGATCAAGATTATAAAAATTATACTGTATTTACAAACACATTAGTTAATAAAGTGGATGGTAAATCTACTGTTTTATACGATAATAATAGATTTAAATCACCTTTCCAATTAACAGCTAGTAGTTACAAATCTAAATCTACTAATAAAATCACACAAAACGGAAAATTTGTTTTACAATTATATCCAGTAGATTCTTTTGTATATACACTTGATTCTGGTCAGTTAAGATTAGAAGAATTGGTAGATTTACAATTTAATACAACTAGTAATATATTACCAACAGTTAAGTTTAATGGTGTTGACCATAATTTAATGATGGATAGTAACAAAATTTATAAAGATAACGTTAACTTACCTATTTTTAGATTTAAAGGTTTATTAGAATCTGGTATAACGGCGGCTAAAAATATGTTTGATTTTTATGGAAAACAATCAAATTTAAGCCCAACAGTAAAAGTTGTTAATATTAATATGGATGTAACAACTTCAGAGTCTAATAAATTTATCAATAAACCAAAAATGGCTAAATTAAGGTTAAAAATAACTTTAGATTCAAATGAATCGAATTGGAATTCATCTAACCCTTTTTACAATATTAATTAAAAATGGAAAAAACTTATTTATTAGCTAGCCCTTCTTGTACTAAATGTAGACAATTCTCTAAAACAGGTGAATTAAAAATGAATGAAGGTAAACCTTACGGTTCTAACATTTTTAATATACCAGATTCTTTTGATAGAAATTCTATTAATTTAAATGCGACTAAATTCTATGGTTTTTCTTTATCTGAGTTTGGTAGATTCGTTTACCAAGTTAACGGACAACAAATTGACTCACAAAAAATGGCTTTCCCAAATTTAGATGCTGTTTATGTGACTAGAAAAAATAATAAATGGATGTTAGGTGTATCTTAATTAAAAAATAAAAGAAAATGGCAAAATTATTAAAACCAATAGATAGTGTTAGTTATACAGAAGAGATAATTAAAAGTACACTTAAAACAATTTCAGGTGAAGATTTAAAATTCATGTTAGTACCTTTTTCTGGTAGTAGTTATTCTCATTTATGGATGGGGCCTTTATTTAAAATGCCTGTTAATACAAAAATGAAATATGATTTCATCACCCCATATTTAGATGGTGGTTGGTCTGGTACGGCTTTAGAATATTTAGTCAAAGAAGTTGGTAGTGATATAATTGTGACGGATATTAGTAAAGATTCTTTTGAAGTTGGTATCGATGGATTAAATTTTAGTTTAACAATACCTTTAGATACAACCTATACAGGATCAACTTTTTTAGGTTTAAGTGCGACAACTTTATATGGTTCTTATATGAAAACAGAACTTTATGACAAAAAAAATACAAATGGACCATGTGCTTGTTCAATAATGGATGGATTACTTTCAGAGAATTCACAAAAAGTTACAACTCAAGTAAAAGAAGGTTTAAGTAGACAAGACGGAGTTAACCCAAAAGACAGTAACTCTTATTATAGTAGTGGTATTTTATATCTTTTCTGTGATGATATTAAAAAACCGAATGTTAGTGGTTATACTATGTCTACAACTAATTCTTGGTCGACAGGTTTTGCTGCAGATTGTCCTTATACTGTTAGAAAAAAATTCCCATTTAATTTATTAAATGATGACATTAATGGATATTACTATGACCAACCAGTTGGAGCAGTAGATTTATTAGGTGGTAAAGTCACTATCTTTAACCAAGATTTAGTTAACGGATTTAATTTTTCTGTAGCTACAGGTGGAACTAGTACTTCTGGGGCAACTTTTTCAGTTACAGATGCTAACACTGTTTTTAAATCTTATGATATTGAACAAGGTTTAGACATGACCCTTATTGCGGGTAAAAATGAATTTGATACATCAGAAAATCCAACTTATGATCCAGTATCGTGTGATGGTAAAATTTATATAACTTATGTTGACTTTTACGACAGTACAGGTAAATTAGTTGCTAAAGGTGTCACAGAAACACCTATAAGCAAAGAAAGGAACCAAATATTAGTTTTAAACGCTAATATTAAGTTATAATTTTTTTTTAATGTTTTAATATTTTGAAAGATAATGTTGGTAGGGTACTAGGTTTAGACGTTAGTACAAAAACTATAGGTATATCCCTTTTTGAAGGAGACGGTAAGTTATTAGAATTAACTCACATAACACCCAAAATTAAACCACAACCAGAATCAAAGTTAGAGGAGTTGTTTAAAAAAGTTGATGCTTTTGAATTATTAATAACACGTTATATTGAATTAGATATTGACCGTGTTATAATAGAAGAACCTCTATTAGGTAGTAATAATGTTTTTACTGTTGCAACATTATTAAAATTTAACGGTATGATTTCTAAAGTAGTTTCAGAAGTTTTAAATGTAATACCAGAATTTATTTCATCAAACGATTCTAGACGGTACGCTTATCCAGAATTAGTACAAAAAAGAAAATTTAATAAAAAAGGTGAACCTTATTCACAAAAAGAAATAGATAAAAATTCGGCAGTTTTATTTGGAGATTACCCATATGATGTTGATAAAAAAATGTTAGTTTGGGAAAAAGTTTCTGATTTAGAGCCACAGATTGTTTGGGAATACGACAAAAACCAAAAACTTAAAAAAGAAAATTTTGATATGACAGACAGTTATACTTGTGTTAGAGCTGCTATGTGTAGAGACGGTATATGGGATTGTAATAAAAAATAAAATAATTACTAATATCGGTTATTTAACCGATTATAATTAATATCGGTTTTTTGACCGATATTTTTTTTGCAAATAAATTTAATAGACTTTAATATATTTTTTTTGTATTTTTAATAAAATGGCTGAAAACAGATTAATATACGGTATTTTATTGGATGTTTTAGGTAAACCTAAAAAAAGAAATGAAAATAAACAACAATATGCTTTTGATTGTCCTGTTTGTTCTGCAGAAAAAGGTGAATATGATGGTGATGGTAAAGGAAATCTAGAAGTCAATTTAGCTGAAGGTGTATACCATTGTTGGTCATGTGGTGAAATACAGGGTACTAGGGGTGGTTTAAAAAAATTATTTAAAACTTTTGCTAATAAAAATCAGATTAAAAAGTTAAAAATGATTGGTTTTGATTTAAGTGAGTTTAAATCAAAAGTTAAAAAATCAAACGTAATAGAAGATTTAACTCTACCAAAAGGGTTTATTAGTTTTGAAGAGGGTAATGTTAAATCTATTTTATATAAACAAGCTTGGAATTATTTAATTAAGCAAAGAAAACTATCCCCTGAAACAATTTTTAAATTTAAAATGGGTTATGTTAGTGGTGGATATTATGATTCTAGAGTTGTTATTCCTGCTTACGATATTAAAAATGAATTAAATTATTGGGTTACTAGAACTTATGTTAACGCTAAACCAAAATATTTAAATCCAGATTCTGATAAAGAACAAATTATATTCAATGAATGTTGCTTGAATTGGGATTCAGATATTTATTTGGTTGAGGGACCTTTTGACCATTTGGTTGTTTACAATTCAATACCAATCCTAGGTAAAAAAATTTCAGATAAATTAATGAATTCTTTATTTAATAAATCTTCAGCTAATGTAATAATTTTATTAGATTCTGATGCTTGGGAAGACGCAAAAAAACATTATGTGAAGTTAAACGTGGGTAAGTTATTTGGTAGAATTAAAGTTATAAAATTAGAAGATGGTTATGATATAGCTAAAATACATGAAGATTTTGGTAGAGAGGGTGTGATTAAAGTTATGAAAAGTGCTAAACAATTAAAAGAAAGTGAATTATAATAAATTTAAAAATGGGATTTAATAAAAGATTTATCAATAAGGAGGTATTGATTCAAAAATTTAGATTAGGGGGTTATCAAGGCATAATAGATTATATAGGTAAAGCTGACACATTATTTGGTTTGGATGATGAAATAAAAGAAATTTTAGATATAACTTATTGTGATAATTGTCCCACTAAAAAAGATGTTATGATTAAAAATATTTTAAATGAAAAGGGAATGTGATGTTTATTTAGAACCTGTAGAACATGTGTACATACACAAAAAAACAGGTGAAAAATTTAAGTCAGTTACCACAGTTCTAGGTATGTTAGAACCACATTTCCCCGCTGAAGAGGTTGCATTAGCTATTTCCTTACAATCTGACGAGGACAGAAAACCTGAATATAGGGGTATGGACAAAAACCAAATCTTATTAGAATGGGAAAGGATAAATAAAGAGGCTAATGAATACGGTACTGAAATACATGAAATATTAGAAAGATATCTTTTAGCTGGTAGAATTTATTTTCCTAAAAATGAATATGAAAGAAAAATAATAACCCTCTTCCAAGAAGTTGACGATATGAGAGGTACTCTATACCCCGAAACTGTTTTATTTTCGGCTAAACACAAGTTAGCTGGTACGGCTGATATCATTGAGGATTGTGGTGATTATTTTAATGTTAGGGATTTTAAGACAAATAAAAAAATAAAATACATATCTGAATACGGTCATTGGTTAAACCCACCTGTTTCACATTTAACAGATTGCCAATACAGTATATATAGTCTACAAATGTCAATCTACGCTTATATGTACCAAATGGAAACCCGTAAAAAAGTGGGTAAAATGAATCTTTTTTATTTAAACCCGAAAACTGAAAAATTTGAAGTAATCCCTGTTCCATACATGGGTTTAGAAGCCAAAAAAGTATTGGATTTTTGGTTAGAAAAACAAAAATAATAGTATTTAAACTATTATTTTTTATTATTATATTTAAATAAAATAAAAAAAATGGAGATAAAATTATCGGAAGAAGAAACATATCAAATAAGAGATAGATTTGTTAATTTTTATAAAGATTTAGAAACAATACAAGATTATTTCTTAGAAAGAAAAAAAGAAAAGATAACAGGTATTGACCATAAAAAATATCTTGGTAAGATGTTTAATGATACATCTTTAGAACCTAAAGACATGAATTTTGAATTAGAGATTATTGACGGTTCGGATTTTAATCCAATAACTCAAATCATTACCTCACTCCCTTTAGAGTCACAAATCGGTAGACAAATCATGATTGGTGTTAAAGAGACAACAACAAATAAATATGTTGGATTTATTAGAATGGCTTCACCAGTTCTTACCATTAAACCTAGAAATGAATATTTTGGACAAACAGTTCAAGCAACTTCTGTTAACAGACATATGATTAACGGAGCCGTCATTGTACCTGTACAACCATTTGGTTATAATGTTTTGGGTGGTAAATTATTAGCACTAATTTCTTGTTCACATGAAATTAGAAATATGTTAAAGGATAAATATGGTGATAAAATTGAACCTTGTTTTTTTGAAACAACGTCACTCTATGGAGATTTGAAGGGGGTTAGTCAATATGATGGTATGAAACCCTTTATTAGGTATCAGGCATTAACTGAATCTGATTTATTTTTATTCCCAACAGAAGAAGTTTATGACCCAATTAGAAGAAGAATGAGAGAGCTTTATGGTCGTGAGGAATGGAATGGGAATACAGTAGACCCTAAACCTTCCGGTCCAAAAATGAGAGAGTTTAACAAAGCTATTTCTATCCTTAAAAATCATTTAAGAAATTATAGTGAAGAAGCATATAAAGAATTCCATAAGTTTACTAATGATAGTATGAAGGCTAAAACTAAAAAAAGATATTATTATTCAGATTTTGGTTTTGATAATGTTGTAGAACACATTAATTCTAACGGTGAAAAATCTTTAAAAGAAGGACAAAATTTTCATAAACACAATTTAAGTTATATGTTTGATTGGTGGAAAAAGAAAGCACAAAATCGTTTTGAAAAATTAAAAGAAGAAAATAGACTTAGAACTGAAATAGAAATTTATACTGAAGATAGTATTAATAACAAAGAAGTTGATATGGTAAGATAATGATAAACGAATCTACTAATTTTTTAACAAAAGAAGAGTGTGATTTAATAGTAAGTCACTCTGAAGATAAATTTAATAAAGCCAATACTTTAGGTAAAAATAATGACTATAGAATAGCTGAAGGTTGTTGGTTAAAGGATGATGAATTAAACATTGGTGATATAAGAAAAAAAATATCAGAATTAATTAATTTACCTTTAGAAAATTTAGAAGCATTTCATGTAGTTAAATATGGGGTTGGTGGTAAATATGACGTACACTACGACTATTTTCAAGAGGGAACTGAATATTACCAAGAACAAATGAATAGAGGAGGTCAAAGATTAAAAACAGCTTTAATGTATTTAAACGATGATTTTGAAGGTGGTGAAACTTTTTTCCCTAAGTTTGGACTTAAAATAAGCCCAGTAAAGGGTAAACTACTTTCTTGGGATAATGTTGTGAATGGTAAAACAAACCCTTTTAGTTCACACGCTGGATTACCAGTTAAAAGTGGTTTTAAATATATTGCTGTTATTTGGGCTAGAGAAAAAAAATTTATTTAAAATTATGAAAAATAATAAATTAAAACATAATTTTCTTGAGAAAGATAATAAAATTCCTTCAGATTTTTTACAAAATTGGAACGAATTATTTAGGCAAACACCAAATTTTATAATAGAAACATCAACAAGAGAATGGGAAACAATATCTGTTGCTGAAAATATAGATTATGATGTATTAAGATTACGTGATGGTGATGTTCTAGATACGATAAAAAAAGAAATGACTATTAAAATTGCTGAAATATTATATAACAACAATTTTATAGAAACAATAGAAGAAGATGTAAATTATGGTTATAACCCACAAACAAAAAAAATAACAATGAGATTGAATGTAGAAAAAAGATAGTTTATGTATCTTGAGGTAGGCAATAGAGGAACGGGTAAAACAACTAGGTTGGTAGAAAATGTTATTACTTTTTTAAAAAATAACATAGATAAATCAGCTTTAATTATTACCAAAAGTGAGTATCGTAGAAAAGATATACAAAAAGAAGTTTATAATAAATGTGGTAGACCTTGTGAACATAGAGTGATAACATCTTATAAAATGATTACACCTAAAGTAACAATAAAACAATTTGTTGATGAACTTTGGAGTATTGAACCCAAAAATTTAATATTTGATAAAAACGCTTATTACACTGGAAAACCTGGTCCTTTTTTTAATTCTGTAATAGATGAGATATTAAATTATCATAGTAAAATAAATTGTTTAAAACCTAGTACTAATTTAAAAAGACATGGATTCACAGGAAATAATTGATAAATGGGATGATTTAGGTTTTTTATATGGGTTATCAGATGATACGTTAAAATTAAATACAGCTTTAACTTATGAAAAAGCTGCTAATGTATTACAAAATGATAACGATGAATTTTTAAAAGTAGCAATATTTCCTGTAATATACCGAATATCAAAAACAGGGTGTGTAATTAAAAATGTACTTGACTTAATACAAAAATTTAACCAGTTTATAACCGATAATAGACAAGTTATGGATGATTTACATGGGGTAGATTTTGATGTTGAAGCCGAAATGTGTAGAATATTTTCTGAAGATTATTGTGAATGGATTAAGGATAACCCCGAAATGGACCCAATAAAATATATGCCAAAACACAAATTATGATAAAAAAATGGAACACAATATATGATTGGTTTTTAGATAATTATGGACATTTAGATTTTAAATTATCACCATTATTTCGAGAAGAAGGTAGTCAAAAATTTTATTTTCATATTTTACACAAACAAAATAATACGAATATTAATAAAATAAATTTGGAAAAAGTTTTAGAACTCACCCTTAATGATTTAGAATTAAGAAAATTATTATTTGACGCTTTATTAAAATCATGTGGATATCGATTAGATAAAAACTTTAAACCAATAAAAGAAATTAAAAAATTTAAATTATGATAAAATTTATATACCACTGTGCTGACCTTCATATCAGACTTTATAAAAGACATGATGAATATCGTGAACAATTTCAAAAGTTTTTTGATTCTGTTAAAGAACATATAGAAAAAAATAAACTAACTAGGGAAGAAGTAAGAATTGTTATTGCTGGTGATATTGTTCATTCTAAAAATCAATTAACACCGGAACTAGTAGATTTAGTAACTTGGTTTTTTAAAAATTGTTGTGATATTTGTGACACTGTAGTTATTTTAGGTAATCACGATTTCTTAGCTAATAACTTAGATAGAATGGACGCATTAACACCAATAATTGAAACTTTAAATGATAATAGGCTTAAATTTTTAAAACATACTGGTTGTTATAATGATAATAATATTGTTTGGTGTGTTTATGGTCATATGGAAGGTTCTGAAAGGCCTAATATTGAAGAAGCTAGGGAGAAATATGGTGATAAAAGATACATTGGTTTATATCACGACCCGTTAATTGGTCTTAAAACAAATGTTGGTTTTGAGTTTGAGGACGGCAAAGACATCTCTATTTTTGATGGTTGTGATTTTGTTTGTTGTGGTGATATTCATTTATATCAAGTAATGGATTATCATGGAATAACAATCGTACAACCTAGTAGTATGATCCAACAAGACTTTGGTGAGTCTACAAATAACCATGGCTATGTATTATGGGACGTTGATACAAAAAAACATAAACATATTAATATAGAATCTGATTATGGATTTTATACTTTTAAAATAAATTCAATAGAAGATATTGAAGAAGAAAAAGAAAAATTAGTTTAAAATGAATGTTGGTGATAAAGTAATTTTTGAGGATTCATTTTCGGACCCAATGATTGGTTATATTGAGGGTAAAGAACAACCTAGATGTAAATGTAAAGGTATGGGTAATTGGGTTGTTAATTTTGAAAATGGAGAGACAAAGAAAATAAAAATAGATGATAAAAGGTTAAAAGCTTATACAATCGAACCTTTTAAAAATAATTTGGGTTTTAATTTTAAATAAAATGTGTAGAAATTTAACTTTAGAAGAAAAAAAAGCAAAATTAATTAGTAATAGTTTTCATAACATAGATGATAGTATTAGAAATGGTGCACAATTATTAAGAGAAAATTATGAAAATTTTCGTGAACAATTATTAGCTTTAATGGAATATTTTGATGGCCAAAAAGTTTATATCGTAAACTCACCAGTAAATTTAATCACACATCCTGAAAATAGGCGTAGATTGGTCGATCCAGTTTTAACTGGTACACCTAATCAAAAGACCTTATCGATGAATTCTGTGGCCTTTAGTAGTTTTTATGAATTAACCACTAAAATAAGTGAACATTTAAACAATAATGAAGAAGTTTTTATTTATGTAATTCAATTTAATATAACATATGACCCAATGAACTTCGACCCAATTATTAGACCAATAATAAGGTATGGTACAATAAATACTGATTATTGGTATGACCCCTCTTATAGTGAACCAGTACCAACTGTAATAGAACCTGAAAGATTTTTTGAAAGGTATGGTAGAAATAACCAAGTAACAAAAGAGGAAAACAAATCAAATTCAATTGGTGATAGTAAATTAATACATAAATTTTAATGGAAATACCTAAAGATATAAAAGATGAGATTTGGGAATATTGTAGATTAAACGATATAACCGATTTAAATGCTTTTATGATAAGAATGTTAAGACAAGGGTATAATACAGAAAAATACGGTACTACACCATTTAAAATTGGTCAAAAAGAAGCTGAAGTAATTGAAAAGGAAGTCATTAAAGAAGTCCCTGTTGAGATAATTAAAGAAATCTTTGTCGAAAAAGAAATTATTAAAGAAGTACCTATTGAAGTTGAAAAAATTGTTGAGGTCATTAAAGAAGTCCCTATTGAAATAATTAAAGAAGTTATTGTCGAAAAACAAGTAAAAGGTAAAACAAAAACCTTAGAAAAAGAAATTATAATAGAAAAAATAATTGAGGTGCCTGTCGAAATAATTAAAGAAGTTGTAGTAGAAAAAGAAGTCTTTGTTGGTACAAATAATGATGAAAAAGTAAAAAAATTAGAACAACAAGTAGAGAACTTAAAAATAGAATTGGAACTTGAAAAAAATAGAAACTTTCAACCTAAACCAAAAGAAAAAGTTATTGATAATAGACCACAGGGTCGAGGATTAAATAATGTAATCACATGGGTTTCAAAAGCTGAAAGAGATGGTGAGGATATCTATGGTGAATAAGATAGTTTATTTATTAAAAAAAAATGTTTATATTTTAAATAAAAATACATGGTAAAAACGATGAATTTAACAAAAGTTAATATACCTAATAAGGCTAAAATACGTTTAATTTGGGAAGACAATCCTGAAAATTATACAAAAGAAAGGGCTAATAGAATATCTAAATATATAACAGAAAAATATAATAACCCTAATGTACAGGTAATATTTAAACCTAAAAAAGTTTCCACAGAAAATGGTGAAGTAGAAATGACTGTTGCTGACAATATCATGGACATAAATTACCAAAGAAAATTGTTTAAGCAGTGGGTAACAGATAATAAGGTAGATGTTGATTGGGATAGATTATTACGTTTAGATGACAAGGTAAATGAAAAACTTTCACAACAAAGAGATATTGATTATAGGTATCGTAATTGGTATATAAAAGAATTAGAATGGTCTAATTTTCTTTCATATGGTGATAGTAATAAAATTTCTTTTAGAGAACTTGAGGGTATTACAGTGATCACTTCTAACCCACTTAATATGGGTGGTAAAACAACTTTAGCCTTAGATTTACTTTTATTTTTATTTTTTAATACTACAACAAAAGGTAATACCGCGATAAAAATGTTTAATCTCTTTAGAGATAAAGATGAGGTTTCTGTTAAAGGTAAAGTAGCTATAGATGGTGTTGATTATATCATAGAAAGGGTTGTAAGTAGAAAATTAAAAAGGGGTGGTACAGAGTATAATACTAGGACTGATTTATCATTTTATAGAATATTACCAGACAATACAATTGAAAATTTAGAGGGTGAACAAAGACGTGAAACTGAAGAATTTATTAAAAAATCTATTGGTTCTGTTGATGATTTTTTATTAACCATAATTGCTGACGCTGATAATTTAGAAGACATTATTCACACAAAGCCAACTGAAAAAGGTAGAATATTATCTAGATTTATTGGATTGGAAATAATTGAAGATAAAGAAAATATTGTTAAAGAGATGAAATCTTCTTGGTCGAAAAATTTAAAATCCGACCAATATAATATTACTGACTTAACAAGTGAGATTGATGAACTAAAAAGTAATATAAAAGAAAATGAAAATACAATTGTTGAAACGACTATTGAAATAAAAGATTTAGAAAATAGTATTAATAAAGCCACAAGTAAAAAAGAGGGTTTAATTTCAAAAAAAGTTGAGATAGATGGTGAAGTCATTAATTTAAGACCTGAAGATATTGATAGAGAAATAGATAGTATTACCGAAAAAGGTAAAAAGAAAAAAGAAGATTATGAAAACACTAAAGAATCTTTTGAAAAAATGAATGAACCTACTTATGAAGAAGATTTACATAAAGAATATGTAAAAAAGGAAAGGGAATTTAATTTAGAGGTTGAAAAAACAAAATCAAAAATAAAAGAAACACAAAATAGGATTAAAAATTTAGAAGAGGGTGAGTTTTGTTCTTTATGTAAACAACCTTTAGCTGATGTTGATCATTCTGAAGAAATAGAAGAAAATAAGGTATTATTAAATAATTTAGGTAATGATTTATTGTCTTTAACGGAGAAATTATTAGAAATTAGTGCATTAGTAGAAGAACAGGATAAAATTAAATCATCCGTATCTGAATATGATAGAACTTCTTTAATGGTAGATAAATTAGAATTAGATTTAGAAAAATTAAGGATAGAAAGAAAGGAAAAATTAGACCTTAAAAAAAGATATGAGGATAATTTAGAAAACATAGAAAAAAATAAAGACCTCGATAGCCAAATATTAGGTTACAATTCTAAAATTTCTAATCTAAACTTAGATAAAACAAACAAAATTAGATTAAGTGAAAGACTAGAAAACGAAAATAAACAAAATCAAACCCAAATAGATAAAAACGAAGAATATATTAAGACTATAAAGGCTGAAGAAGAAATAAAAATGATATTTGAAGTTTATCAAAGGATGGTTGGTAAAAACGGTATCATAAAAATAATAATGAAAAGTGTTATGCCTCTAATTAATTCTGAACTAGATAGATTGTTGATTGATACCGCTCCATTCAAATTAGAGGTAGATATAAACGATAAAAAAGAAGTTGAGTTTTTAATTGTAAAAGAAGATTTAGATGGGGTTTCTATAAAATACCCAATAAATGAGGGTAGTGGGTTTGAAAAAACAGTTTCTTCATTAGCTTTAAGATGTGTTATGTCTAAAGTTAGTTGTTTACCAAAGCCTAACATAATAGTTTTTGACGAGGTTTTTGGTAAAGTGGCTAACACGAATCTAGAACTAGTAGGTAACTTTTTTCAAAAATGTTCAGAAATGTTCCCTAACATATTTTTAATAACACATAACGAAATTGTTAAAGATTGGGCAACAAAAATTATAACAATTAACAAGAAAAATAATGTTTCATCATTGTTAATACAATAAGTATCATTATCTTTGTTAAAGATATTTATAAAATAAAAAAGCTATGGGAAATAATAGATATTTTTTAACCTTAATTGGTTCTACCAAAGGCATCGACGAAGATTTAAATTTTATTGCAGATTCCGAAGATGGTGTTAATTATGTGGATGGTAACGGTATTTTTATGGCAACTTTTTATAGCCCATATAAGACAGATGAAATATATAACTTATTGGCACATAGAAACGCTTATTTAATTTTTGACATAACTAATAATGTTAATTATGGGGTTAACTTACCTAAAAAATTCTATAAAGGTTTATTCCCAGAAATAGACCAAATTATACCAGAGGTGGAAAGTTACTCTAAAGATAGTACACCAGAAATCAACCAAGACGAATTAACCGATATAAACGAGATATTAGATAAATTAAGTAAAAATAATTATGACACATCTTGTTTAACAAAAAAAGAGTTAAAAATTTTGAATGATTGTTAATTTTTTGTATATTTGTAAAAAATAAATAATTCTTTAAAATGGCGTTTTCAACTACTGAGTACGAAAAAATAATAAAAAATGGTAAAAAAATAGAGTGGTATGGTGTGTTAGTACCAGAAGAATTAATAACACCCTCTATATCTATGGCCGCAGAAAATCTTTCTACTGAAATAGATAAGTTAGAATCTACTTTAATGGAGTTAAGGGGTAGTGATAAAGAAAAAAGAACGGCTTATATAACGGCAATAAGAAACAATTTATGTAATTTACCGTATACATTGAATGGTGATTTTTATTTGATTAAAAAAAATAGGGTAGAAAAAGAAATTATAGAACTAGAAAAAACCAAACCAAAACCAAACAAAACTAAAAAAACAAAGTCTAATAATCTTAAAACAAAAAATAGTAATTTAATTTTCGGAAAAAAATAAAATATGGCATACAACAAAAAATTTATCGACACATCAGAAGAGTCAATTTCAATCTACCTAAAAGAGGTTAGAAAAGCTAAAATTTTAACCCCAGAGGAGGAGTTTGAAATAACAAAAAAAATAGCTGAAGGTGATGAATCTCAAATAGAGTTTTTAATTAAAGCGAATTTAAGATTTGTTATTTCTATCGCTAAAGAATATCAAAATCAAGGTCTACCTTTAGTTGATTTAATAAATGAAGGTAACTACGGTTTAATTAAAGCCGCTAAAAAATTTGATTACACTAGAGGGTTTAGGTTTATCTCCTATGCTGTTTGGTGGATTAGACAATCCATACTACAATGTCTTTCTGACAATAGTAGAACAGTTAGATTACCCGTAAATATCACAAACCAATTATCCAAAATAAACAAAGAGATTGCTCAATTTGAACAATTAAACCATAGAAGACCGACTGATTTAGAGGTTGATATGTCAGCTTTAAATCACCCAACATGTACATCACTTAATGATAAAATAAATGAGGAGGGTGATGAATTAGTTGATTTAATTGAGGATAATTCTTTTGGAAGACCTGATGATGATTTTTATTCTGATGAAATATTAAAAAATAATTTAGAAAAAACTTTAAGTATTTTATCTGACAGGGAGAGAAATATTATAAATATGTATTTTGGTATTGACGGTTCTGCTATGACATTGGAACAAATAGGTGAAGAGTATGGTCTAACCAAAGAAAGAATTAGACAAATAAAAGAAAAAAGTTTACGTAAACTTAGGTCTAATTGTGATAATTTATTTGAATTTATAAAAAAATAAAAAATGGGAAAAAAATTAGTATGGTTTGAATCTTACACAACTATTTGTAAGTACTCAGTAGAGTTAACAGATGAGGAAGCAAAACTTTTTGAAGAAGATGAAGATAAATTTTTCGATGAGGTTGATGTAGATGGGTCTAAAGAATTAGAATGGGATGAAATACAAGATGAGGAAGAATACGATTTTGGTATAGAGGAGTATTAATAGTGATATTTTTTAAAAAAATATTTTGCCTTTTAAAATAAAACATTTATCTTTGTACTATAAATAATGAGATAATTAAATGTTCTTATTGTCAGAATACATTAAGAACAGCCACGGTCAGAATACCGTGGTTTTTTTTTATACAAATATTTGTAATTGACCAGCACTAACCGTAAAATCAGGTTTTTTCATTACAGTTATTGTGACCAAATTCCAATGGTTTGACTCTAATTTTTCTGGATTAACCACAACATTTAAATAATCACCACCATCTCTAGAGATAATAAATCTTCTATTAGGTTTTATGTAACCATCTATTATATTGTAAATAATATCTTCTTTCGCGTCATTAAGTAGTTTAACGATATCTAAATCATATATTTTTTCACTACTACCGTGTCTCCACTTTCTTTGTGCTGTGTGGCCACCAAAATCGTGATATAGGTCAAATGTGAAAGTAATTTCAGCATTTAATTGGTGGAATTTTTCTTCCCTTAGTATAGTTTCTTTTATTAACGATTTAATATTCATATTTTATAAATATTTATAATAATAAGAATATATACTTTATATAGATAATAATTATGTTTAAAACAAAAAAAACATGAAAAATATTTTACAATTTATTAAAAAATATAAGATACACATCTTATCTACCTTACTTTTTATTTTTTTTATGCGTTCTTGTATTAATTCTAATGGTGTTAAAAAACTAGAAAAAGTAAAAAAAGGTAATGAACAAACTATAGATAGTTTAAATAAAGTGATCAACGGTCAAAAAGACACTATTAATAACATTTCTGAAGTTATTAGAGTTGAAAAGATTAAAGTTCATACTGAATATGATAACTATATTTCAGGAAAAGATAGAGGTGAACAATTAATGGAGTTACACATGATAGTTAAAAGTAACATAAAAAAATTAGAAAAATAAAAAAAATGGCAAATTTTATTAACTCTTGGAAAAGTGGAAACAAAAAAAGTAAGTATAGTTTAACTTTTCGTTTAGGAAAATTAACTGTTATTGAATTTAAATTTTGTCCTTGTAATGAAGAAGGATGTAATAAGTTTAGATTTATGATTTTAAATTTTGGTTTTGAATTATGAAAAACATTTGGAATTGGGTAAAAAATAACCCAAACAGGTCTATGTTTTTAGTACCAATTTTATTGGTAGCAGCTATTTCTATATCCCACGTTGTAACATGGTACGATATGGCAAACCCAATTAGTTGGGCAATATACTTATCAATAGCTATTGAAATTGGAGCAATAACAGCATTAGTTGCAGCAACAAATAGAATAAAAGGTGGTATATGGTTTATGTTTGGTATTGTTACGTTTATACAGATGATAGGTAACATATTTTATTCTTACAAAGAGATAGACCCAAACGGTGATTTATTTAAATCTTGGGTAGAACTAACAGGACCAGTATGGGAATTAATGGGTACAGAATTAACGGATATAGTTGGTATGAAAAGGTGGTTAGCTTTTTTAGAGGGTGGGTTATTACCTATTATATCCCTAACATCTTTACACTTTTTTGTTAAATACGAGGATAAAGTTAAAGAACCTTCAGAAGAAAAGGATCAAGTACCAACTGAGGCTCAACCAAGTACTGACCAAGATGAGTATCCTAAAATTGAAAAAAGTATTTGGCAAAAAGTTAAAGAACTTAGAAAAAAGGGTAAATTACCAAACCCTACTGAAGAAGATATTGCCGAAGAACCTTCAGCTCTAGCCAATTCACAATACAGAAACGAAGAAATAGAAGTAGATGAAATATTTGGTGGAGAAGTTATTGATGATACAACTTCCGATAAACCTATTGAAATAGAAAACAAGGGTGTTGAATTAAGTAGAACTTGGAAAAATATAGTTAAAAACAAAAAGAATAACTCGATAAGTAAATTAGGTGAATAGTGTTAATAGACGACACAAAATATAAATTAAAAGAATCTAATTATCACCAAGAGGTTTATGAAAAAACTCAAATCATAGTTGGACATAATAGTCGAAAAGACATGAGACATTGTGAGGGTTGGTTAAGAAGGGATTTTGGTAATTTTAAAAAAACATCCGCTTTTAGTATCGATAGAGATGGAAAAGTATACCAGCATTTTGACCCAAAATATTATTCAGATTTTGTTGAGCACCAACAAGATAAGTGTAGCATAGGTATTACTTTAGTTAATGTGGGTTGGTTAAAATACGACAATATAAATAATATTTATTTAGATTGGTTGGGTCACACATATAGTGTAAAAAATGAGTTTTTTAAAAAAAGTTGGAGAGAAAAGGATTTTTGGTTTCCATATACAAAAGAACAAGAAGAATCTTTATTTTTTTTAATAAAAAAATTGTGTAACGACTTTAATATTGAAAAAGAATGTATAAACAGTAATGTTTATGATAAAGATGTGGATATTTATAAAGGAGTGGTGTTTAGAAGTAACTACTCAGCTGATTTAACAGACATTAGTCCGGCATTTAAAATTGAAAATTTAAAAGAAGTAAAAAATGGATGATAGAGAATTTCTAAAAAAAATTAGAAGATTACAAGAAGGTAACCAAAAAATAGAATTAACTGATATACCAGTTAATAGTAAACTTATTTCTGAATCCAAGGAAAAAAATATTCTTCAATTACTAAGAGAAGATATACAAACTTTAGAATCAGAAGAACAAAGAGAGGAAGAAAATAAGTTTAAAGACATTGTGTCGAAACTGGTTAAATTCAACCCAATAAAAGTTTATAATGAAAATGTAGAATGGTCTGGTCACTTAATAAGAGAAAAAATAGATTGGACATTTTCTTTGGATGATACCGTAGGTTGTTATATTCACACAACAGAGTTAATACAACTAAGAGATGAAACCTTAGAAGTTCTTAAAAAATTAAGAGGTTATTATGATGTTTGGGCAGAAGAATGGTCTTCTAGACTAACAGGTACACCAACAGAAATGGGTGGTGAAACTAATTTAGGTCAAGAAGGAGGTTTAGGTACAGCTGAAGCGGGTTTTTAAAAATAAAAAAATGAAAACAATTTTTACAAAATACTTTAGAGAGACTATAATTTTAATTTTTGGTATAATAATTACAGTATTTCTCTATAAAATATATTTTACCACTTATAGTAATAATGAACTCATTAAGTTTAAATTAGAAACTTTAGATAAAGAAATAGATCAATTGTATGAACAAAGAAAGAGTTTAGATTCCTCAATTAATGTTCGTAATAAAAATATAGAAAAAATTGACTCATCTTTAAATAATTTAAAAGTAGAAAGAAAAACCGTAAATAATATATTCCAAATAAAGGAAGTTGAAATAAGAGAGGCTGACGCCAAAAAAACTGATAGTCTCTTAAAATTAAGATTTAGATATTAAAAAAGATGAAAAAATTATTAACCACATTGTTTTTACTGACAACTTTAATCACGTTTTCACAAAAAAACACCAAAACACCTAAAATAGATAGTACAGAAATTTGTTTTCCTTACCAAGTAGGACAAAAAATATTATTCGAACTAAATGAATGTGATAAAAATAAAGAATTGTTAAAAATTGACAGTGTAGAAATACAATTACTTAATGATAAAATTAAAGAAAAAGACGGTGTTATTTTAGATTTAAATAAAACTGTACAAATTTGTGATACTATTATTAGTAAAAATAAAGAAAAATTTCAGATAGTTGACGAAGAAAATAAAAATTTAAGAAAAGACGTTACATTATTAAAATTAAGAAATAATATATCAAATATAGTATCTGGGGTAATAATAACAGGATTAACCTATATTTTTATATTTAAATAAACTTTAAATATTATTTTAATTTAATTAAATTAATAAAAAATTTATAAAATGGATAAGAAAAAAGTCATTGAATTATTAATGGAAATTAAAAAAAATAATCACAAAGAAGTTTTTGTTTATGCTTTAGAAGGTTGTCCCGCTTGTGAAGAATTGAAAAAAAAATTAGACAACATTGGTGTTGTTTATGAAGATATTAAAATGAATGGTAACGAAGAAATGTGGCTAAAATTAGAGGAATGGGGAGGTAGTGAGTACGCACCACAAATTAAGGTCGATGGTTACTTAATTAAAGAAGAAGAATATGAAACCGTTAATGAACTAATAAGTAAAACTGTTTCTATTTTAGTTGGTAAAAAGGTTGTGTTAACTTAATAAACTTTTGTAAAAGACCAACATATTTATAATAAAACACCCTCTTGAAGTTATTTAGTATTTTAGAAAATTATTCTAATTTGGAAGAATTTAATTCAGTGGATACTACAGGTACCATTAATAATACTAAAAAAAAATTAAAATCAAAAAATATTAAAGAATCTTCTCAATCATTTCCCAATAAAAAAGAAATAAATAAATATTATAATAGTAAATTTAGTTAATCAGATTATTTTTTACTTATTTAAATATATTTATATAATATAATAATTTTTTATAAAAAATTAAAAAAAATGGGAAAAAAAGTATTACGTTACACAGAAGAAGAATTTATCACTCTATTAGAAAATATCGTAAAAAGAGTTAAACAAGAGGAAACTCTTAATGAATCTAAAAAAGAAAAATACGATACAGCAAGAAATATTGTAAGAAGAAATCGTAAATAATGGAAAAAGTTATTAAACAAATTCTTAAAGAAGAACTTACGCGTGCCGATAAAGCTGAGATTAAAAAACTAGCTAGAACGGAATTTGAATCTATGCTTAAGGATTCAAACATTAAGTCTAAAATAGAGGATTTGGTTAAAAAACAACTTAAAAACGATAAACCCACACAAAAAGAAGTTGCTGAAATATCACAAAAAGTTTTAGTACAATTCTATAAAACCCTATGGACTAGAAGAAGTTTTTGGGCCAATAAATTAGACAGCATATAATGGGTTGGTACGAAGAAAATGTGAAATTTGACCCAAACGCCAAAAAAGATATGCGGATTAGAATGGTTAAAATGGGTGGTAATGAAAAAAATCCAGTTAAAAAAAATTCAGAGGGTACTATAGCTAGAATTGATGACGCAGGTACTTTACATGTTATTTGGGATGATAATAGGTATTTTGGGGTTATACCTGGTTTAGATGAATATCAATTATTACCCCCATCATCTGAACAAATAGATTTTGAAGTTTTTGAAAATTCAGCAGAAAATGTTAGACGACAAGTTGGTAAAAAAAATATCAGTAAATCAATAGACCCAATTTTTAAAAGTGCTAAAACCAAAAATAATTTAAAAACTGAAATAGAAAAAGATTTAGAAGAAACGACTTCAGCCGGTGGTGGTGGGGGTTTAGCTGGTGCAGCTGGTTATTCTTACACACCTAAGTTAGAATCTAAAATAATTAAATCAAAAGATTTTTTAAATGAAGTTACTGGTGTTAATAGTATAAGTTCTACTGTAGATTTTTTAGTAACAAATTTAATGGGATGGGGTAGATTATCTGACTTAAGTCCACCTTGGCCTAGTTCGAGTAAAAAGGCTGATAATGGTAAAAATGAAGACTGGTGGTGGCAAAAAATACCTACTTATAATGGTGGTGTAATTACTGACCCATACGCTAAAACAGATGATGTTTGGGATGATGATAAATTAACAGTAAAAATCGACCAAGATGTTAGTATATTTAAAAAAGAGATAGAAAAAAATCCTGAAAAATATAAAAAATCTGTTATTACAACAAATAAGGGTTTTGATCTAAACATAGATCCAATCAATAACGATTGGGAAAATTCTTTACAAATTGGTTTAACAATAAAACCTAACAAACCAGTTGGTACTGTACAAAATTTTTCTAAAACAATAAAAAAAGAGGATATTATTAGATTCACTAATAATATTATTAATGAAGAAAAAAATAAAAAAGATAAAGTTCACACTCTTAAATGGGACCGTTGTGTTAAAGCTGTTGAAGAAAAAAATAAAAAAAACGGGACTAGTTATAACCCAGAGGCTGTTTGTACCGATTCAATTGGGTATAAAGGATCTATAAAAAAACCACATAGAAAAAAAGAAGACATAGAAGAAACAACTACTTTTGGTTCTGTTTTTGGTGGTGGTTTTCCTGTAACACCTATGTTTGCAGCTAAAAAAGGTAAACACATACCATCAAAAAAAACAATTTGGCCTGGTGGTAAAATAATACAAAATTTAAATGAATCTAAACTATTAGATGAAATAAATAAAATTAAATGGGTTAAAGGTGGTAAATACGTTAAAATAAAAGATAAGTGTGCCAAGTACAATAACCAACCGTGGTGTAGCCAAGGAGCAATCGATAACCCAATACAACTGAGTGATAATACCTTTGAGAACATACAAAGGGTATCTAAAAAAACAGGTTTATCTGAAGAACACATCTACAATAAAATCATTAATCAAATTAATAAACAATGATTTTATTATAAAAGAAGATATTTATAATAAAAACAATCTTATGTCAAAAAATATTAAAAAAATAGTAAAAAAGAATTTAGATTTTTTATTAGAAACAAAAGGGTTTGAAAAAATGGAGGTAGCTTTTGGTGTTAAAGAAAAAAGTGACAACCTTTCTGATGCTGAAAAAAAACAATTCGGTTCAATGGAAACTATACAAGATAAAAAAACGGGTTTAGTTAAATTGGGTGACGCTCCAGTACAAACAGATTTAAATAAAGTACATAAAGATGATTTAAAAGATGCTGAAGAGTACTATAAAATGGTTTTGGATAGAATGAGAAACTTTCAAAAATCTTCCGAATCAAAACCTTCACAAATAGGAGAGGCTTTTGAACCACCAAAGGTAAATAGAAAAGATGACCAAGATAAAGAAATGGAGGTATATGATACTGAAGCTTTAGGACCTGGTATGTTAGCTTTAAAATACGATAATCAGGGAACACCTGTTCATGATAAGTTTGTAAAAAGAATGGATGACATGAATGGTAACGATTTAACATATAAAAAATTGAGATCTTATTCTGAAAAGTATTTAAAACACAAATATGAGGCACCAGACGAGTATCATTATACACCAAAAGTAAGAACAACAGATAAACCAATTAGAGAAAACTATTCTGACGTAAGTAAAGAAAATATTTTTAAAACTAAAAATGAGATTAAATCAAAAGAACAAGTACTTAAATTAATAGAAAAACTACCAAGTAGAGTTAAAGTAAATGAAACCGAGTTTGCTATTACAGATGGTAATAATTATTACAAATTAATTTGGGAGGGTTCTACTAATGGTGAGGCTGTTATAATTAACGAAATGAATACTAAAACAGTTAATCAGGATATAAAAAAAATGAAACAACTTTGGAGTTTTAAATCTTCTGATAAAAACTCAACTAAAAACAATATTAAGGAAGGTACCGAAGATATCTTTTTTAAGATGATGAATAAAGTTAGAAATAAATAAAATTAAAAACCCTCAACTGAGGGTTTTTTTATGTAACATAATATTTATAAAATAAAAAGTTATGAGTTATACAAGAGAACAAGTAGAAAACGCTGTAAAAGCAAAAGGGTATGTTTGGTTTGAGGACACCACTAACAAAAGTTATGACGTAAATATCGTAGGAATTAGAAACACTTCACCTTCAGTTTACAGAAAGGTAACAAATGTATTTGATGATCACCTTACACTTTCATTTAAAGATGAGAAAGGTGTTTGGCAATATTATTGTTGGATGGCAACATGTGACCCAGGTAAAAAAGGTGTACAACAATTTCACAATAAAAATGGTGTTGCAAGATTAGTTCCTGGTCAATACAGAGGGGTTTGGAAAGTTGATTTACACCAAGGTAAATATGAAGCACTTTGTCAAAGAAACGGTAATGTAACTGTTTGGAGAGATGCTAACAAAGACCTTATGTTTGAGGAAACAAAAACAGATACGGGTATGTTTGGTATTAACATCCACAAAGCAGGTCAAGATTCACAATGGGTTGAAAATTGGTCTGAGGGTTGCCAAGTATTCAAAAGGGTAAAAGATTTCGATGTATTCATGTCTTTATGTAAAAAAGCAGCAAAAATACATGGAAACAAATTTTCATACACTCTATTGGAATCTACTGATATTGTTTAACAATTATTTACAAAGGTTGATATTTAACTATCATTACCTAAATGAGTAAATTTAACAGAATATTAAGAAGTGTTGATTTCATAGAATACATATCAAAACCTATGGATAGAAAAGATATAAATATGATTCTTAAAATCAACGGGTTCATTAAAGAAAGGGGGGACCTATTATTTGATTTTACAAATTCTGTCATACAAAAAATGATTAAAACCTATCTTGGTGATAATTTAATGAGTGATGAGGATAAAAAAAAACACTTTGATTGGTGTTGGAATAGTGTTTTAGAAGATTTTAGTAAGGAATATATTTTCTTTAACAAAAAAGGTGACCTTTATGGTTACTTTTCATATTTTTTCTATGAAATATTCTATAAAGAAGATTTAAAAGAAGAAAAAAGCTTTGAAAAAACTTTATATTTTGTAATTAATTCATTTAATTATAATGAAATAAAAACAAAATCAGAACTAGATAATTTTTTAGAACTGTATAAAATTTTTAATAAAAGTTTTAGTGTTAGCTTATAATGGATGTTATTGAAAAATTTGAGTTATTAACAACACATTTAACTCTAGAAAAAAGAAAAAAAGAATTAGAGTTAGAACGTTTCATAAATGATAACAATTTAAGTATTGGTGATATTTGTGAAAATTTAAACAATAAATTAAATGACTATAGGAATTCTATAGAAAATTTAAAAATATGGTTAGATTTTATCGAACCAATAAATAATAATAAAACCACAGAAAACGAAGATGTGGTAAATTAAAATTAAATAAAAATGAGTACTGAAAAAACAACACAAATGGAATCTTTGGTGGAAAACTTTAAAGTAGAATATGTTAAGTTTTCTGAGAAGGGTAATAAGGCTGCGGCAACGAGAGCGAGAAAACATCTACAAGATATTCGTAATCTAGCTAAAGAACTTAGAGATGAGATTAGTAAAGATAAAAAAGATTTAACATCTAATTAATATGTTTTTACTAGATAAATTACCTTTTGTTTTATTTTTTTTATCTGCTTTAAATGTTATAAAACATATATGGGTGATTTTAGTCGAGTTTAGAAAAGAAGAGCCTAAAGAAATTGTATACTCCAAAAGTGATATTCTTTTTTTAGGCTTATCTATTTCTTTTATATTAACAATAATATTTACAGGGTTTTAAAATGATACAAAAAAGAATAGATTTATTAAAACCATACTTTAGGGGTATTAAATTAGCTGAAAACTATAGAATAGTTGAAATTAATTTTAAAAAAGTTTGGGACATAGTTAATGATACTGATGAAATATCGGTACAACAAAAAGAATTAAAAGATAACCCAAAAATGATTTATACTATGTTTTATTCTGAAAATAAAACATTTGATGAAATTTTAGATTTTGTTGAAGAGGTTGTAAACTACAATTTAGAGTTGGAACAAAAAGAAAGTTTATTAAAAGCTAAAGTCGAGGAATTAAAAAAAGTTTTTGAAACAAAAAGTTTAGATGAATTAAATAATCTTAAGTTTACAACAAATGAAGACACACTTAAACTTAATGGGATTAAGGTTGGTGTAAATGGTTTAGGTACAGCCAATAACAATAACACTATTAATGCAACTGAAAATGGGTCTACCAAAGAACTATCAACAAACAGTCAATCTAACTAAAAGAGTTGATTCATTAAATGATTTATTTTTTTACGAATTTGAATACTCTATTATTCTAACAAAAAAAACAATAAACGAATTTTACGATAAAAATAAAAGTTTTGACGAACTAGAAGATTTTTTAGGTGAATTAAACTTTGTTGGTAATAAAAAAATTATTGGTAGAAATAGAATTAATGCCTTTAATTCAGAAATAGCTAAAGAAAAATTAAGTAAATGGCTAGGTAAATCGATTGATTTGGGTATAATTGAAAGTTATGAAATATTAAACTTCAGTGAAAGAAGTTTTAAAGAAGAGTTAGAAAATAAAAATTTATTAGATTTATTAAATTTTAATGGGGGTTAAAAACCCCTTTTTTATTCCTTATTAAAAGCTCTTTCAGCCATTTCTTGATACGTATGAATAAACCAAGTAGTACCTGAAGCTAAAAGACCATCAAAAAAAACTGATAAAAACTCTTTTGGTATAAAATAAAAATCTTCTAACCCATAATGTAGAGTGGGTGAAAAAAATATTAAAGAAAGTAAAAACCCTACCCAAGTAGGAAAACAAATCATACAAGAAAATAAAGTACCAAAAAAACTAGGATTAACTTTATTTAAAAATTCTCTTAAACCGGCAAATATAGAACCATAAACAACAATGTTTGAAAAACTATATGCAATTAAAATAAAAAGTAGTGTGTTCATAATAAAATGTTTTTAATATTTATAATTATAAGTTATTTTAATATAAAATGAAAGAGTCTGTAGGAATTTTAATAATAGCAAAAAACACTAATAATTTTTTATTATTACACAGAGTTAGTGAACCTATTGTTTGGTCTATTTTAACTGGTACAATGGATGTGGAAGGTGAAACACCAATAGATACTGTTAAAAGGGAAATAAAAGAAGAGATAAAAATTAATTCAAACAAAATACAAAACATTGAAAAAATTGGTGTAATAGAAGATGAGAATATATTCCACCTTTTTGTGGGTTTTGTTGATGAAGAATTTAAACCTAATTTAAAATTAGATGAAAACGATGAGTTTGGTTGGTTTAGTGAAAATAATCTACCAAAACCAATACATAAAAAATGGGGAAACACTTTTCAATTAGTAAAACCACTATTAAATTTAATTAATACTTTTAAAAAACATGTTAAATGAAAAAAATAAAATTCATTTATAAAGGTAAAGAGTTTACTGGGGAATTAGTTAAGGACGATTCATTTGTTGGTGGTAGTAAAATTATTTTTATTAATGAAGATAATACTACTTGTATAATAGCGTCAAAATTATTAAAAATTTTATACGATGAAAAGTAGAAAAGATTGGGAGATTGAACAAGAAAGAAGAAAAATACTTCAAGATCAAATGATAACTGATTTTAAAAAAGATAAGTTTATTGATGAGATTAAAAATGGTTTAGGTAAGTGTATATTAGAAGAACCTAATAAAAAACAAAAAAAACTTGGTTTTTTTTCTAAAATTAAAAATATTTTTAGATGGAATTAAAAAATATAGTAGATTTTATTTACTCATTAAAAAACATGGATGAGGTTAAAGGTGGTAATTTTTTTCTACCTAAAGAAATTACTTTTTCCTTAGAGGAGTCTTTACATAATAAAATACATAAACAAGTCTTAAAAGAAAAAAATGTTAATACAGATGATTTAAATAATGATTTTGAAGTACTTATTTTAGATATTAACATTAAATTTGAAGTTAAAAATAACATATGAGTACCTATGAGCTAAATTCTTATATAGAAAAAATAAAAAAAAGAATTAGCAAAAAAATACCAGAAAAGTATTTAACCAAAATAATGGAAGACATATCCAATATGGTTGTAAGTAATTGGGTGAATGGTGAAGATTTTGAATTAACTAAAGACCAAATAGAGTTTATAAAAAATAAATATAATAAAAATATTTAACGACTTGTATTTCTATATAAACGATTATAATCAATACCAGTAACTTCGTTTATTTTCTTATACCATATTTTTTTATCTGTTTTCTGTATTTTACCAAAAAATAAAACATTCTGTGTTTTATTATCAAAACAAAAAACCCTTAAATAATTGTACAATCTTATCGCTTCATCCACATTTTTACATGTCACCATATTTAAGACCAAACTATCAATAATAATTTTATTATTTAATATTAAAACTTGTTTAATATTTTTTTCTGATAATTTGTTTAACAATACATTTTTTAAAATTTCCTCTGCTGATAATTTACGATTAGCCCCCGAAACACTATATTGTTCCTCTAGATTAAATGGGCATTCACCCACTATAACCCATTTATTATCAGGTACTAAATTATCTAAAAGTTTACCGTATTCATCCCTAATAACAATACTTTTTTCATCACCTTCTTTTTCTTTCAAAAGAATTATTCTATAATTAACTTTTGTAAGTTTTTTATCTTTATAAACAATTTCTTTTTTTAAAGAAATATTTTTTTTAGATAAAACATTTAAACGATAAAAAGCATCGTATTTCCTTTGGTACGTGTAAAGTACTTTTATGTTTTTATTATTTTCACATAAAACTAATTGATACATATATATTTTATAAGTACATACATTTACAAAAAAAATGTTTTTAATAATATTAATAATATGAATCAATATTATCAAGTCCTAGGATTAAATCAAAATGCTAGTCAAGAAGAAATTAAAAAGGCTTATAAAAAACTTGCATTAATACACCATCCAGACAAAGGTGGTAGTGAGGATACATTCAAGAGGATATCTGAGGCCTATCAAATCCTAACTAACAAAAAAGAACAACCACAGCAGCCACAATCAAACCCTTTTAACGGTTTCCATAATTTTAATAATTTTCATAGGAACATCAAAGCTAAAAATATTTTGTACAATGTTGAGATCTCGTTAGAAGAGGCTTTTTTTGGTATTAAAAAAAATATATTAGTTAATAAAAAGGTTGTTTGTAAGAATTGTAATGGTGAAGGTGGGTTAGATAAAGTTTTATGTAATCAATGTGGTGGTGGTGGAGCTTTATTACACGGTAATATTATTTACATGTGTAATAATTGTATGGGTAAAGGTTTTTTATTTACGAAAAAATGTGGGTCCTGCGCTATCGGTTATAGGTCAGAATCTATTAATCTAGAGTTTGATATAAAACCTGGTATTAAAAATGATTCTAATATAGTAAGACAAAACATTGGAAACGAGATTTTAGGCGGTACAAATGGTGATGTTATTTTAAATGTTAAAATAAAAAAACACGAACAATTTGAATTAGACGGACACGATTTAAAAGTTAATAAAAATATTTCTATAATAGATATTTTTTTAGGTACTGAAATTAATTTAAAAACTTTGGATAGTGAAGTTAAAGTTAAAATACCTAGATTTTCAGATCCAAACAAATCTTTTAGATTAAAAAATATGGGTATGAAAAAAGAAAATAATACTAGAGGCGATTTATTTATCAACATAACACCAAAATACCCAACAGAAATAACACCACAAGAAGAAGCTTTATTGAACGTATTAAAAAATTCACCCAACTTCAAAACTGTTTGATATTTATATAAAAAGAAATTAATGAATAAAAAAATATTGATAAACGAGATAATGGGGGTACCCAAAGCTTTAGACCCTTGGGTAAATTCTTTTTATGAAATAATATTAGATTATGTAAATGAACAAATAAAAAGTGATTGGACTTATGAGGGTGAAATGACATACCAAAACCCCAAAACAGGTGAGGTTGAAAAAGGAACTGCTAAAAGAAGTGATGAAATAACAGTACCAGGTAATGAAGTTATGCATTTAATGATAGAAAAAAATGGTTTTTCTGATTTAAATGATTTTATAAAATCAGATATTTTCACATCATTACCTTTATGGAGACCAGAAATATCTTTTACTATAACAGGGATACCTGACCAAGTTTATGAAAACGAAAAAGAAAACCCAATCTCAGCAAGAATAGGTGCTGATTTAGATAAATCTTTAAGTACTTTTGGTAAAATAAAAGTTTTATCAAAATTAGATTTTCAGTTTGATATTGTAGTTTCTTTGGATGGTCCTTCTAATAAATTTAGTTCAGAACTAAAGTCCTCAATTGCTCATGAATTATTACACGGGTACCAAAAATATAAACAATTAGAAAAAGGTAAAGCTGGACATTATGGTAAGGAAACAGCTTTAAATAGTTTAACACAAATACCTTTATTAAGTGAGGTAGAAATAGATTCTTGGAAAAAATTTATGTATTTAGTTTACTTACATCTATCTTTTGAAATAAATGCTAGAATAACTGAATTATACCATAAATTAAATGAAAAAGGTGTTAATACAAAAGAAGAGTTTCTTAAAGAAATTAAGAAATCACACATTTGGTCACAAATGAAAAACTTGGAAGAATTTGAAGCCAAAAAATTTATAGAATCATTTAGTTTACCGTCAACTGAAATTGATATGTCTAGTGGTAATCCATTAGAAATTTTAAGTAATGCTTTAAAAGGTAGATTTGAATTACAAATGTTACAACAAAGAGGTATTGATGTTTCTTCAAAAGAAGAAGCTTTAAAATCTTTAGTTAGTATTTGGGATATGTTATTACAGGCAGGTAATGAACAAATAAAAAGGGAGACAGGTATAGATTTTAATATGTTACCAGTACCACAAAACGCAAAAAAAGACCCTTATTTATTTTTTAAATTTTTTGAAGATAGATTTCACAAAAATGCTGAAAAATGGAAAAGAAAAATTTATAGATTAGGTTCTCTATTGATTAAATAAGTTTTAAATATATTATTGTTTTTATGAATATTGTTTCTGACTACAAATACGGTAAAGTTATTTACAACACAAACGATTACTATATGGGTAATTGTATATCGGAATATGGTGAATATTGTGATGAAGAGATAAATCTATTGTCTACTTTAGTTAAAAAAGATGATACAATATTAGACATTGGGGCTAATATTGGTTTAATGACAATACCATTTAGTAAAATGGTTGGGTCAAATGGTAAAGTATTTTCTTTTGAACCACAATCAAAAATATACTATATATTGTGTAGTAATATTGTTATAAATAATTTAAATAATGTTGAATCACATAACATTGCTATAGGTGACTCAAACCAACCTCTATTTTTACCAAACATAGATTATAATAAATCCAATAATTTTGGGGGTATTTCACTTTCTAATATGGGTGAAATAAAAATACAACAAATTAAGTTAGATGATATATCATTTGAAAAATTAAATTTACTTAAAATAGATGTTGAGGGGATGGAAATAAATGTCTTAAATGGAGCTAAAGAAACATTAAATAAACACAGACCAATCCTATATATAGAAAATGATAGACCTAATCAATCAGAAAATTTATTAAATTTTTTATTTTCTAATGGATATGATTGTTATTGGCACGTTAGTAATTTATTTAATCTTAATAACCATAAAAAAAATATAATTAACGTTTTTGATAAAAATTATATTTGTATAAATGTTTTAGCTATACCTAAAGAAAAAGAATTATTAATAGACTTAAATAAAATTAAAACACCACAAGATTGGTTGTTTTAATTATTTACAATCTATAATATAATCAATATTATTAATTTTAATAATTAAATAAAATAAAAAATATTATGAGTAAAATTGAAAACGGTAAATCAGTAAAATTACATTATACTGGTAAATTTGAAAATGAAGAAGTTTTTGATTCTTCATTAGAAAGAGAACCACTTGAATTTACAGTGGGTACAGGGCAGTTAATCCCTGGTTTTGAGAATGGTGTTATTGGATTAGAAGTTGGTGACAAAAAAACTTTAGAAATCGAACCAACTGAAGGTTATGGTGAATTAAGAAATGATTTAATTCAAGAAGTTAGTTTAACACAACTACCTGAAGGTGTATCAGTTGGTGATAGATTAGAGGGTGTGGCTGAAAATGGGATGCCTATCGCTGTTGTGGTAAGAGAAATTAGTGATGGTGTTGCTTTAGTTGATGCTAATCATCCATTAGCTGGTAGAAAATTAATTTTTGAAATCGAGATTGTTGAGGTTGCTTAACAATTAATCAAAGGCAATAAAAAAATCCGAGATAGAAATACCTCGGATTTTTTTATTTAATAACCCCTATTAATCAAGAGCTGCTATAGAAAAAGTACCTCCGTTAGTGATAGTTATTTCAAACCTAGTACCATCAGGACTTTTCATTATAATACTACCAGTTGTATCAGTTAATTCTAAATTTTCAGCTTTAAGATTACCAAAAATCTGAACAGTTTGACTTCCCGCAACTAATAAATTACTTCTAGAACCACTACTAGCACCATTACCAATAATAAAAGCCCCTTGTTCACCATTACCTAATGTATTATACCTACCTACCACATTTTGAGCAGTTCCCTGAGCTACAGTACCGATACCACTAGTATGAGAAGCATAACCCGATGCTGTTGTTTCTTTACCTTCAGCGTGAGAATAATTACCTGATGCCGTACTTTGTTTACCTTCTGCGTGTGAATGTTGACCAGAAGATAATGTTGTGTTACCTTCAGCGTGAGAAAAATCTCCTGCAGTAGTTGTTACATAACCTTCAGCATGAGAATATTGACCAATACTAGTTGTTAAATAACCTTCAGCGTGTGAATAGTTGCCTTGTGAAGTCGTACTATTACCTTCTGCGTGAGAGCCCTCCCCAAATGCTGATGTGTATAAACCTTCAGAGTGTGAATGTTGACCAATAGAATTTGACCCATTACCTTCAGCATGTGAATAATATCCCACCGATTTACTATACCAACCTTCTGCATGAGAATACCAACCTGAAGACGTTGTTGAAAGCCCTTCAGCGTGTGAAGCATAAGCGAAAGCCGTTGTTTGACTACCTTCAGTGTGAGAAAAATCAGCTGTTGCTGTTGTTTGTCTACCTTCAGAATGTGATGATTGACCCAATGTAGTGGTTTGATAACCTTCAGCGTGAGAACTACCACCACCAGCTACAGTTAAATAACCTTCAGCATGGTCAAAAACATCTAAAGCTGTTGTTTGAGAACCCTCTACGTGTGTACCTAGACCTAAAGCAACAGTATTTTGACCTTGTGCAAATTTAACAGCCCCAAGATCCTCAACTCTTATCACACCACCTGTTGTAAATGGTCTTATTTTATCTGTATAAACTATACTCATTTCTTTTTTTTTATTTATTTGTTATTTATTATATTATAGAAACTCCATAAGATGATAAAAGGTACCACCTTGTACCATTAAACAACAGTGACGCCGTATCTCCAAGTGAATTAAAAATTATTGAGGTGAACCCAGCCGTGTTTGTTGGTGTTATAGTTGTTGTACCGGGGTT